TCAAAAATCAAAGTTATAGTAAATGTCTAAGTGGCCATCTTTAATAACAATCTCTTTGATGAAGTGGTGAATAACTCGGCGAACTTGCTTTGTATCGTCCGGGCTCAGTTGGAAAAACTCATCAATATATTGTTGGATCAATTTTTGCCGCTCTTCTCCTTGCTGTGCAAGATGTAGTTGTTTCTCCAATTCAGCTTTTTTCTCGATAAGGATTTTTGCTTTTTGTTTTAGTTGGTCCCGAATATAGTTATATTGTTCTTCCTCCAGGTTGTCCCTTTCAAAATATAGGTCTGAGGTGTCACGGTTTACTTTTTCGATTTTCTTATTAACGTCTTTTAACTCTTTCTCCAATTTCTGAACGTCACTTTTTAAAAAGGCGTCTGGGTTTATTTTGATCAATTCTTTGACAGTGTTTAGTTTTTCTCGCAGCCGGTCCAATACGTAGTCATCTAGTGCTTTATGTGTAACTATACTTTGTGAACAATGATGATATCCGTAGGTTTTTCCGTTACATACATAATACGTGTAAAGTTTTCCGTTAGTTTTTGCAGATCTTGCGTGCCATTTGCTTCCGCACTCACCACATTTAAGCAAGCCGACTAGTGGATACTTAACATTTCTTGGTTCAATTCTAAAACTTTTTTTCTTCAGTTGTTGATTAGCTTGTTCAAACAATGTTTTATCTACAATTGCAGGTTGTGATTTGATGATAATCCATTCACTAGGATCACGAAGTTTTTTAGATTGCTTAATTTTATTGTTTGAATCTCTGATTTTCTTCCTAATATATTTGTTTGTTACAACTTCGCCTATATAAACTCGGTTTTTTAGAATATCAAGTACTGTTTTCCTGGACCAAAGTCTTCCGTTCCTGGTCCGGTGGCCGTTAGAGTTCAATTGTTCTGCAATTGTTCCTGCACCAATTCCTTTTTTGGCATAAAGTTCAAATATTTTTCTAACCAGTTTAGCTTCTTCTTCAACAACTTCAAGATGGCCATTAACTAACTTGTAACCGTAGGGGGCACCGCCCACCCAACCACCTTTCTTCAACATTTCCTTTTGGCCCAAACGAACACGCACAGCAAGTTTTTCTGCTTCTTGCTGTGCTAACAATGCATGAATACCAAACAAGAAAGTTGAATCATCTCGACTACTGTCAAAACCTTCTTCAAAGCTGAGAACTCGAACATCATACTGCTTGAAAATTTCTAATAGTTCAAGGGCTTCTCGAGTGTTACGAGTCATCCGAGAAATACCCTTGAATAAAGCAACCTGGAACTTATTTTGTCTTGCATCCTCAAGAAGTTTCTTCATTTCTGGGCGTTCCCAAGCAGATTTACTTGTGGCCGAAATCGTTTCCTGGTAGATCAAGTCATCAGAAACTACAAAATCTTTTTGGTTAGCAAATTCCTTCAACAAACGTATTTGGTTGTCCACGGACTCCGACTTATTATCCCTGTCTAATGAAACCCTGGCATAAATTGCGGCAATTGGTTTTTTCATTTCCCCAAACTCACCCATATTCAAAATGTTATACCTTTGTCATTATAATTAGAACATTTAATTGTGTCAAGTTTTATACTATGTTAGAATTTGATTCATTTTCTACAAAAGGTTTAACATCTACTTTTTTTCGTCTAGGATCGCCTTTTTTAGATGATTTCATCTTGTCTTTGACAAATTCATGCACAGCTTCTTCCACGAGAGACAGAAGTTGTTTCTCTCCTTTGTGCTCTGTGCAGGTAAATGTAATCTTCTTCATACGATCCCCACTTTCTGCGATGTAGTAATAAGCACAAAACCAGGGGCTTCTTACAGTTTGAGGGTTGAAACGTATGTTCCTATATACCTATTCGTAAAGTACTAAAAATTTCGAGACACAAAAAATCCAAAATTAAAAAGTTTCGCTATTATAAAAAATAAGATAATATGCACCTTTATGTATTCCGTGATATTTTATCTCGATAAAGCATGAAAATCCTTATAATAACTCCAGCTTAAAAAACCATAGGTTTTTTAAGCTGAAATATTTTATATGTTTATATGTATTTTTGTTTTTATAAGTATTTATTTATTTAAAGTTCTGCACATGTAACTGTGGCTTGAACTGTGGTTTGAACTATGGGCAATTTAGGCGGTTTGGGATTTAGAAAAAAAAATTTGTGTGATCCCCTGTAAATAGCATTTGCTGTGCCCATATAAATAAGTGAGGGGATGAAATCCCGGGCAGAACTTCTAAGGGAGAGTGATTATATGAACATGTTTACAGGAAAAGGTAAAGAGATTATCAAGAAACGGGAAGAGAATGAACAGAAAAAAGCGTTGGAGCAAGAAAGACGGAAACAACAAGAGGAAATCAAGAAGTTAAGAAAAAACCTCCGTTCTGGAGATAAATTGCAAGTAGTTTTGCCGAACTCTGAGACTTATGTTGAGTTTTTCAGCCACACAAGTTATAAACTTTCCAAGGATTTCAAAATTTATCCTTGTGTTTGCACACGCCACATTGAACCTGATGCCTATGATAAGGCCGTAGATTACTTGAAACGAGAACTGGACCAAATGCAAGGCCAAGAGAAGGAAAATGCAGAATTTTTGATCAGGGAACTTCGGGCAAAACGCCGTTATATGTTTGGTTTTTGGAGCTTGGACGGAGAACCTATGATTGTTGAGACTTCGGGAAAACAAGGTGATGATTTGGTTGATCGGATTTTAGAAATTGAAGAAGATGATAAACTGAATTATGTTTTCACTCTCGAAAAAACTGGCACCGGAATGGACACTAAATATAAACTCAGTGTTGAACGCGATGAAAACCGGAAACCCAAGAAAGTGGATGTGTCCAAATTTGGTGAGTTTGATACCAGTTTATTTGAAAAAATGGTTTATGTAAAAGATGACAAGTGGAAAGTCATGGATCTTATTAAGCTTGGTTTTGACGTTACTAAGATTGGATACGAAAAACCTGATGCTAATAATAATGAAATTAACGAAGTTAAACATGAATTAAAAGAGGAAAAAGTTGCAGAAGAAAAACGTGACCAAACTGAACCTATTTCTGAAGATTATATTGGCGAAGATGATCTTCCGTTTTAAGGATTACTTGGGGATGGTTAATTCCATCCCCCTTATTTTATTAGACTCGGAGGTTTGCAAAAATGAGAATTCATGCATTTTACAAAGATCAAATTGAGTGTCCGAAATGTGGAAGTGAAGAATGTGTAGAAATTTTATATCAGACTCATCGGGTAGAAGAATGTCCTGATTGTGACCACATCTTGTATGAGGACCTGGCTGATCAAAAGGGTGATCAAGATTGAAACTTGTGATCTTGGAACATTGCGACTGTAGTGACGCTTGTGAAGCCAAGGATTACTTCATTTTCAAAATAAGCAGTTTCCAAATTCGGTTTTTTGATGATTACGGGACCAAATTTTTCTACGTACATTTAGGTAATAGATACTGGAAGTGGATGTGGTTAAGTAATTGAAAGGATGTGTGAAATTGGAAAAATCAACTGAAATCTGGGTTGAAGTTGAATTTGTAAGAGTTAAGACCAATGACAAAATAGTAGCACGATCAATGAAAAAGGCGGGATTTTCATTTGTTGAACATAACGGTGGTTGGTTGTTCGTTGTTCCAATGTCTGAACTGGAGAAAACAAATGGCCACCAACTTTAATCAAAGGAGATGAAACGTGTGCAAATCAAACTTTCCCTGAATGAAAACTCCTCGTTTAACATTCGGGATGCAAAAGAACGGTTGAAAAAAGTTTCAGATCTGCAAAAACCCCTTGCAGAGCAGATTGAAAAAATTGAACCACCAAAAGCCAAACGTGAATTGAATTGGTTCAATGTTGGCAAGAAAGCACTGTTGGAAGGAAAAGCAAAAAGGAAAAAAGACGGGGTCATTTCGCAATCTGAATTGGTCCAGTTGGGACGGGAAATTTCCGAGAAACAAGAAATGGAAATGAAACGTGAACGGGCAAGAAAAGTGATTGAAAACAAACCGGATAACTTTCATATACTCCGGTATGACTCGGAAATTCCCAAATTTGTGGACCAGTTACGAAAAGAATGCAAGTTGCAAAGAAAACATTGGGGAAACCGTTGGGTTGATCTTGGTGTCAAATCAATGGTTGCCGGAGACATGGAGACAACTGGGGTTGATTCCTTTATTGATTTATCCATAGGCATTTCAATTTGGTTGCCTTTACTGAATGAAGGTTATTACTTACCATATGGCCACATACACGGAGTGGACCAGGTTGGTAATATGAAAATTCCGTATGAGTTTCAGCACAAGAAAGATGATCCGCAATTAACACGGTCTAAAGTTATTGAGGCAATCAAACCGTTCATGGAAGCACCTTCTGAGGGCAAGACTTTCCACATGGGAGCAACACTGCTTGACATGCATATGGCAATTAATGATGGATACCAAATCCGGGGTCTTGTGTGGGATACTTTGAATGCTATGAAGGTGATGAATGAACACGAAGAACAATACGGGTTGAAACCACTGGTCAGAAAATATGGCCGCTTTTTTGGAATTGAGGAGGAAGTTTTCACATTTGAAGACCTTTTTGGTAGTTGCTCACCTGCTCCGTTTGATATTGAGCTAGTGGGCATTTATGCTGTGAAGGACGTTCTCTATGGTTGGAAGTTGTTTGAATGGCAATTTGAGACAATGAAAAAGACAGATCGATTGTATGATGTTTACACTTTGATTGATAAGAATTTGCCTGAAGTGGACCTTATTTTGCAAAGAAATGGTTCACACCTGGATTTTGAGATGTTGAAAAGTTTGCATGATCAATTTTCATCTGAATTGAAGCAATTAGAGATGAACTTGATCAGGGAATACAACATTGATGATGATTTTCTGTGGAAGATGACATTGAAGTTAAAAGACAAAAGCATCAAAGCCTGGATCGAATCCCAAAAGAAGAGAATCAGAAAATGGGAAGAGCGAGTAGAAAAGAAAAAGGCCAAATTAAAAGAATGGGAAGCAAAAGGCAAGACACATCTAAAATCATATAAAACCACAAAGCAAGAACTGGAAAAACTCCTGAAAGAAAAACCAGTACCTGCAACGATTGAAAACTTTCCAGATGATCAGAGAATCAAGGAATTTACACTGACGAATCACAATCATATTGCATATTTGGTTTACGATCATTTAAAGATCGAAGATATTACACCTAAATTTGAGAAAGGGAAAACACGGAGCACGTCAACAAAAATCCTTGAAAAGTACTATAAAAAGGAACCTGCATTAAAGCCTTTAAAAAATATCTCAGCAATCCAGAAATTGATGAATACTTATGTGGAGAAATTGCCAATGGCAATTGATGCAGATGGAAAGATCCACTCCAGGTATGACAATGTCGGGACGGATACTGGAAGGTATGCATCTAAGGGATATGATGGACGGCCACTTGATGCTTATTTTGAAATTTGTGAAATGATTGGTCAAAAACCAAATGAACTGCCAAAATGTGATTGGTTGGAGGGTGAAAATTAATGTTTAAACCAACCTTTAATATTACGGATGATAATTATCACGATGTGGTCCGCAAGTTGGTTCTTGATAATCGACTGATCCAAAAGGGAACAAACTTGCAAAATATCCCCTCTAGAACTCGAGAGGGGAAGTTAATCAGAAAGTGTTTTCTTCCTCCAGAAGGTTATGTGTTAATTGGTGCGGACTTATCCCAAGCTGAACCACGGGTTGAAGCACACATTATGTACACAGAGTATAACGATAATTCGTTAAGACAAATCTTTGTTAGTGGTCAAGATTTGTACACATCAATGGCCATGTTAGCGTTTGGTTTGCCTGAGGAATATTGTCTTGATGATGTGTGGTATGATCCGGTTTCAAATACTGGGGGAGAAAATCCCAATGATGCACCTGCAACAGCATTTTATCCACGGAAAATGATGAAACAAGGGATCTTGGCTTTGGGATATCGCCAAACTGAAGAAAAATTTGCTGAATCCATGAAGGTAACAAATGAGGTAGCACATATGGTGTTTGAAAAGTTTAATAAGTCGTTTCCTTCCTTCAATAAAATGGTGGAAGATACCATTGAGTTTATGAGGATTCACGGATATGTAGAAACAATCTTTGGCAGAAAACGCCGATTCCCACAGTACAAAGCTTTAAAAATGGAATTGGCAAGGAAAGAGCCAGAGTTATACAAACTGTACAGAGAGAAAAAGAAACTCATGAATGACGGAATATACAAAAAACGACTAAAGGGGATCGAGGAAAAAATTGAGGAAATTTATAAGTTGCGTGGTCGCATAAGCACGATGGAACGTAAAGCCTTTAATGCCAGAATCCAAGGTTCCGCAACCAGTGACATTATTAAGATGAATGAAATTGAGATGCTTAAATTGTGTAAGTTGAAGGGTTGGCAACTAGTATCAGCTATTCACGATGAGATTATTGTTTCTGTTCCTGAACAAGACGCGACTCCAGAAAATATAAACCTGATCCAAAAGATCATGTGCGAGACAGTTAAAGATTACTTAACTGTGCCACTTAAGTCAGATGTTGTGATTATGCCCAGGTGGGAGCATAATATTAAGCCTCATGAATGGTTTGAAGGAAAAAGATAAATTTTTTTTCTTCAATCCCCTGTAAATAGCATTTGTCATGCCCATATAAATAGTAGGAGGGTATTTTTGAGAATGGAGGAGGTAAAATGTTCAAAACTGCAGCCACGATTCGCCAGGAGCGACAAGAAGCAAGGGCGATGGAAAGAAAATTTCAGATTGAAAATGATTTCATTCATATGATTAACAGGTTCGATTCATTTCCTGAAGTTCGAGATCCTCAAATTGATTTGTACTTGTTGAAGATCGAAATGGAATTTCTCGAACAAGAAATGAACAAAACCAAAGAAAGATTTATTGGATTTACTCCTTCTTCAGCGAGTTCTTGTAGACGGGAACTTTATCACAAATTACGAGGGGACCACAGAGATAAAGAAATGCAGCAACCTCATCAAACCAGGTGGAAAGAATTAGGAACCCTGACAGGTGAAATGATGCAACGAAAACTGTTATTTATCCAGAAACACTATAAAAGATTGACGGGTGAGGAACCACCTTTTAAACCGCTTTTTGTAAAAATGAATGGTTTAATGGTTCCTGCTTGGGAAGGTTTTGTATCTAAGAAAGTGACCTATACACATGGTGATTGGGAAATCCCAATTCAAGGCCAACCTGATGGAATTTTACTTTATAAAGACGGTAAGAAAATCGGAATTGAATTCAAGACAAAACAAACTAGTTACAATAAGACCTCGGATTTTTCCATGAGAAGTCCGCAAGAGGATCACATTAAACAATGTCATGCATATGGTAAACTTTATGATTTGGATGAATACTTGATTGTGTATGTGAACTTAGCGAAAAAATCATGGGAGTTAACCGAAGAAGAACAGATTAAATACCAGGATCTGAGGGCTTTTTATATCAAAATTAATGAAGATGATAAAAATGAACTTCTTAATGAATTTGCAGAAGTGATAAAGGCGGTTGAGAATAACCAACCACCTAAAATTGATGTTGATAAGTGGGCTTTCAATAATTTCAAACGGTCAATTGCTTTGTCGGCCACAGATGAAGAAATTAAAGAACTTGAACTTGAGTTTGAAAAGTATTTACAAATTGTAAATCCGTCAGCAAAAGAAAAGCGTCATATTGAAAACCTGGAGTCTGTTTTGACTTACATCAAGGAGGTTAAGGAAAATGAGAAAAATTGAACTTATCTGCAATATGTGTGGAAAGAAGCAAGAAAACCCTGATCTTGATGATTTCCATTCATTCAAACTGAGTCCAGGATATGGTTCTCAGTATGATTGCATTAACTTATATTGGGATCTTTGTGATGACTGCTTAGCCGAGCTTTTTAAACAATTTAAATATGGACCCGATGAATACCATTATTAAAGGAGTGAATAAGATGTGGAAAAAGACAAACTAACAATACTTGGCCTTGATCTTTCTTTGAATTGTTCAGGGTACGCTGTGGTAGAAATACAAAATGGAAAGTCTAAGCTTTTAGAATCTGGTATTGTTAAAGCTAACCCAAAACATAACTTGAACCAAAAATTAAAACGGATCACAAGTCATTTACAAAGGGTTTATTGGGACCACGAAATTGATGTGATTGTAAGGGAAAACTCCTTTGTTCGTTTCAATAAAGCAACAAAAGCATTGGAACGGACTGTCGGTGCTGTATATCATACATTTGATGTAGAAGTTGAAGAAATTGCACCACAGAGAATTAAAAAGCTATTGGGTGAAGCTATGTCAAAAGATGACGTGGAATCTTCTGTTAGGAAGCTGTTAAACCTAGCAGAAGATTTTTCTTTTAAATCAAACGATGAAAGTGATGCTTGTGGTGTTGCTTTAGCTTGGGCAATTGAAAATAAATATTTGGGAGGAATTGAAAGTGAGAATTAGCATTTCAGAGAATGACTTGATTAAAATCATCGAAGAGCACCTACAAAATCGGTTAAATAAATCGATAACTTTGAAAGATGCTAATTTTTATCAATATGAAGAGTATGAGGGTTATGCTGAACTTTGGGGAGATGCTCAATTCCAGGCTGAAATTGAATTTGATAAAAAGTCTGAGGAGGAATAAGAAAATGGAATTCCCAAAAGAAGAGCTTGAAAAAATGTGTTGGGGAGAATCAACAGATTTGAAGGCAGTCGGCCACACTGAGTGGGTGAAAAATGGCGATGTCGAGAACCAGCAAGTCATTTTTCAGTACGAGGACAAGTTTTATAGCCTTGTTGCTAAAAGATGTCGTGTTAATGATACACAAATGGTCTTCTGGGTTGGTGATTTTGGACATAACGGTTTTATCGAATGTCCAGAATTTGAATTTATTGAAGAAGCTGAAGACAACATACAGGAGATACTAAAAAATATCATTGAATAAATAAGGGGTTGATGCTATGAACAAACTTTTAACTGAACAATTTCTCACAAAATATCCGGATTTCCCCGACCACATGACTGAATTGGGGAAATTTATTTATTACCGAACATACTCTAGGTGGGTGCCTGAGCTTAAAAGACGGGAAACTTGGAAGGAAACTGTTGCCCGTGCAGTTGAGTATAATTGTTCATTAATTCCTGGAACCTCCAGATCAGAAGCACAAAAGCTGTTTGATAACATTTTTAATCTCAAGCAAGCACTTTCGGGACGTACTTTTTGGGTTGGTGGAACCGAGGTATCTAAAAAGTTCCCGATGGCAAATTTCAACTGTGCTTTCATTGTGATTGATGAGTTTGAGGCCATTAAGGAATTGTTTTACTGCTTGATGTTGGGTACTGGTGTAGGTGCACGAATTTTAATATCTGATGTTGAAAAGCTGCCAGCAATCCGGACCAACATTCAAGTTGTTCACGAACCCTATAATCCTGTTCCGAAACACCAACGAACGGATCATACATCAATTTCCTTTACCGGAAACGTTGCTGAGTTAACAATTGGGGACAGTAAGGAAGGTTGGACTGAAGCTTTGTCATTGTTCCTGAAAATGTTCTACGATCCCTTTTATAGAAATATTGAAGGGATTGTAATTAATTATAACAATGTTCGTCCAAAAGGTGAGCGATTGAACACTTTTGGCGGCCGTGCTTCAGGTCATGAGTCAATTAAGACTATGTTTGAAAAAATCTATGATGTATTAACTACTGATCGATTTGCACCAAAACCTGTTGATGGAAAATTAAGACCCATTCATGTATTGGATATCATTACAATCATCGGACAGAATGTTGTGGTTGGTGGAGTACGCAGAACAGCACTTAATACTTTGATTGATGAAAACGATGATGAAACGATCCTTGCAAAAAAAGATCTTTACAAATATCCGGACAAATCCCACAGATATTTGTCTAACAACAGCATTTTCTATCGATCTAAGCCTACTTGGTCCAAGATAAAATGGCAATTTGAGGTTCTCAAGGATGAAGGAGAACCCTGTTTCTTGAATGAAGAATCTGCGAGCAAAAGAAGACCAAATTTTAAAGGAGTTAATCCCTGTTTTGAGATTTTACTTGATTCCAGGGGATTATGTAATCTCGTTACGGTGAACCTTATGGGATTTGTTGAGAACGGAAAACTTAAACTGAAGGAACTGCTGGAAGCACAAAAACTTTCTGCACGTGCTGCATATCGCATGGCAAATGTGGAACTTGAGCTTCCCAATTGGAACGAAATACAAAAACGGGACCGCTTATTAGGATGTTCTCTAACCGGTTGGAAGGATGCAATGGAAGCATTAAATTACAGCAAAGAACAGGAACAAGAGCTTCAGAAACTCCTTCATAAAGTTGCTAGAAATGCGGCTGACGAATATGCAGAATCTCGGGATCTGCCTAAATCCTTGCTTGTTACAACTGTGAAACCCGAAGGGACTATTTCCCAGGTGTTTGGCGGGGTTTCCTCTGGTCTTCATCACACACATTCACCTTTCTACATTAGACGTATTCGGATTAATGCAAACGATCCATTATGTAAAGTAGCTGAAAGCCTTGGCTGGTCTGTTAAAAATGAGGTTGGTCAAGGTGTAGAAGATGAGAAAGGCAATTTAATTCCAGTAGACACAAAGGTTATTGAGTTTCCAGTTTCATCACCAGTAAAAAGAACAAAGTATGATGTGTCTGCAATTGAACAATTGGAGACTTACTTCAGTTTTCAGGAAAATTACACTGAACATAATTCTCCAAACACAATCAGTGTTAAAGATGATGAATGGGATGAGGTTGCTAAATACGTATATGACCATTGGGATGACATGATTGCTGTGTCATTCTTAAAACTTGATGGCCATGTTTACGAATTGGCACCCTACGAAGCAATCACAGAAGAACAATACAACGAAATGAAAAGCAAGATGAAACCATTTGATCCTGAATTGCTTAATCAATATGAGGATCAAGGAGAAGATTTTGATATTGGTAATGATGGTTGTGAATCTGGTGCTTGCCCAGTTCGTTAAACAGACGGGAAACTTCTTCCCGTCTTTTTCCTTTAAAGGAGGTACTATGAATTGAGTCTTCCTGAACACCTGGAATATAAATTAAAGCAAATTCAGGGATATTTAAAAGACTCATCAAGGGATGAGCTTATCAAAGAACTGATCAAAAGGCGAAGAAAACAAATTTTGGTCCATAGTTGTTTGTACTATAGAATGAATAGTTCAGTTATTGATGACTTTACCTATGACCAATTGGGGAAAGATCTTCAATTACTTCAAAAGTTATTTCCGGATCTTGCAAAAGAAGTTGAATACCATGAATATTTTGCAGACTACACAGAAACAACAAGTGGTTTCAATCTTCCTGTTCATCTTCCTGAAATTGTGGAATCTGCACTTCATGTCAAACATTCTGTGGATATAAAGAATCAAGGAGGTTGTTCATGATTAAAACGTTAGAAAAAAGCATTCGTAGCTGGGTAATAGAAATCTCTATCAACAAAGACAGACTTATTACAGGAGTTATTAAAAAACGTTCACGCTTTAGCGGTAGTGTTAATTATTTCTTCTATTTCCTTGGAGATGAGAAGAACCTTACCTTACGGTTTGATCCGGTTTTTGTAAAGAATGAAGTCCCAAAAACTATTCAGCAAGAGGTAAAAAGACTAGCTAAAAAATTAATCAAACAACAAAAGGAGGAAATGCAAAATGAAAACCACTAACTTTGAACAACTTTATGAACTTTATCAAATGGGAGAAATTGATGAATCTGAATTTTTGGTTGGAGGAAATATGAAGCTGGATCGTTATGAGAAAATTTATCGTACTAAAGGAGATGACCACCATGAAAATTAAAAACCTTGAAGTGAAACCTTTATATGCTGATTCATTTGTTCCTGAATATCAAAAATACGGAAGTGCTGGCTTTGATCTTCATGCCTACATCCCTGAAGGCACATTGATTATCGATCCCGGGGATTGGGCATTGATCAAAACAGGAATTGCAGTCCAAGTTCCATTCGGATATGAATTGCAAGTTAGGCCACGATCTGGTTTGGCTTTAAAGCATGGAATCACAGTATTAAACAGTCCAGGAACCATTGACCATGGTTACCTGGACGAGGTTGGTGTAATTTTAGCCAACCAAGGGGAAGGTATCTACATTGTTCATCATGGGGACCGCATTGCACAAGCTGTATTAAATGAAATCGTATTTGCCCAGATACAGGTTGTTGATGAACTTACTGGATATAATCGTGGTGGCGGTTTTGGAAGTTCTGGACTTTAAAGGAGGCCATAACAATGCCAAACAACATGTTCAGTAATAAGGAAAATAAAGCTGAGTTTCTCCGGGAATATGAAAAATTTTGGGTGGATTCGGAGCCATCGACATATGAGATTAAGGTTTATAAAGATGGTCGGCTGATCGTACAAGCAAGCCACTTTTCCCATAGAAATGAACTGGACAGCTTAAAACAATTATTAAAGAACTTGGATTTTACAATTGGTTATTTAGAAGGTGATGAATATGACTCTGCAAAGTATTAAAGATCTGGCTAAGCATATTAAAGCGAACGAAAACGGAAATTTGGTTTATGATAACGGTTCTTTTCAAATTGAGTTATTTAGGTACACTGATCCCGACAGGTTAAATCTCGCAGATTCTGCTGCCTTGTACCTTGGAAAGTCCGACACGAATAATATTAAACGGCCACTAAATATTATGAAGCTTGGTCATGCACTTGAGGTTTTTCGTGGTGAAAGTGCCACCTTTAAATTCTACAATGTTTCAAAGCAAGTTTATGATCATCTTGTGACCTATAAGACCTTGAATATGAGGGTTGCAGGTGGTAACCGTGCTTTGGTTTCTGATACCTATACAGTTCCAACCGATAAAATTAAAAATAAAAACCTTGTCGTAGAAAAGATTGAGCAATCAATGAAGAACTACCACGACTTAATTGATGCAGGTGAATCCCCACAGGTTGCCCGTTCAGCAATGCCCGTAAATGCAAATATGAATCCTTTCAAACTGCAGTTCAACTTTCAGACGCTGATCCAAGCCGTATTTCCTCAGCGGATTTTTGAACCTGGGGCACAAGGCCTTACTGTCGAGGTGGTAAAAGGCATGTTTGTATTGTGTCATCAGGTTGATCCGGAATTGTGGGAAACCGTTTATGAATTGTTTGGACCGCATACAAAAGAGTGGAAAGACGTTCAGAAAAAACTGAGGAAGAAGAAAACTACCTTTTCACAACTGCTGTTTGAAGTTGGTGGTGGCAATGAATATTTTAATGAGTTGGTGAATAATGCTTTTTATGATGAAGAAGATGCATATACCATCACAGTTATTGAAGGTTTAGATTCTGTTTGGGATGAAGAAATTGAAGAATTTTTCCGTAAAAAATTTGGAAAGCAAAAAACAATGTGGTGATGGGGGACTGGAGAATGGAAAATCTCAATCTTGACTTTAAATCTGTGGTTGAAGAAATTAGGGAAAAAGTAAAAGTTCCACATCTTGATTTCTTGAAAGAAATTGAAGTTGTTGCTTTTATGGGGAAAATGGCCAGTGGTAAGGATACACTGGCTAGTTTTTTATCTGAAAAATATGGTCATGTCCAGGTGGCTTTTGGACATTGGCTGAAAATTTATACCCACAAAATCACAAAAGCACCCAAGACACCAAAACCGCAACAGCTTTATCAATGGTTTGGCCAAAGTTGTAGACAGGTTGATGAAGATATCTGGATTAAGTGCCTAATCTATGACCTACATTCACACCATAAGCTTGGATATAAAAAGTTCGTGCTTACTGACTTACGACAGCCAAACGAAAGATTATTTTGTCACCAATATAGATTCCCCGTTATAAAAGTTGAGTGTGATTTACAAACTCGAATGAAGAGAATTAAAAAACGTGGCATTGAACCACGTTCTGAACTCCTTTTTCATGAAACTGAGAAATGGATTGATATCCTGCATTCTGACATTGTAATTGATAATTCAGGTTCCTTGCTTGAAGCTCAAAGAGGGTTACTTGCTAACTACCAGTTTATTTCAAAAGCAGTCTAATCCTTTATTTCTTGGTTGGCTGGTCAGGTGCTTCATATCCTTGGAGCCGGAAGGTTAGCCAACCATTTTCATTTCCATCATAGATGTAATGGTACGGACCGTCCTTATATTCAATTTTAAAACGATCAATGAACGCACGAGCACTGACAAAGCCAGATTTATTAAATTGCACAGGTCGATGATCAGTTAGTCTAACAACATCTGGTTTTGCGAGAGCAATTCTTTTATTAACCGGATCATACCCCAGATAAAGCTTTATAGGTGAATCTTCAGAGTTTAAATATCGCTGAAGATGTCGATTAAGGTAAATTCTTCTGTTCTTGTCTACGGTTACAACCATTTCACCTGAGCTTTTGAAGTCTTTATTGTTAAAGGGGATAATGGCCATTCCAGTCACCTCTAGATCAATTATTCACTTTAACATTATAAACAAAATTGTAGATTATATTCAAGAGGGGAGAGGAGTGGAAGTGTTGGAGAAAAAATAAGATAAACCATATGAAATTATGAAGGAGTTGAAGAAAATGGCGGCAGGTTATAATACTGAAAAACAAGCGGATCAAATTGAAAAACGGTATCCCATGGACAAACCACAAGGTGTTCATGCTGCACTTAGGGACATTCACCAACTAAATATAGAAAAGTATCAAAATCTTGCACTTGTTGACTTTTTGGTTGACCTGGAACGTGCGATCAAAAATGCAGGTTTGACCAAAACAGAAAAACAAGTGCTTTTTTACTTTTATATGAAACAACTTAGTGTTTATGAGATTGAGTTAAAAACCGGACTGTCAAAAGGGAAAATCCATCGGGATATAAAAATGGCAGTAAGAAAGATATCTAAAAATTTAGATAATAAGGAGATGACATATATGGGAGAGAAGACGTATGTTGTTTTTGATTTAGAAACAACAGGGCTGGACTATAAGACTGACCAGGTTATTGAGATATCAGCAGTGAAATTAAATAAGGAACTGAAGGAAATCGCTAACTTTCAAACCTACGTCATGTTGAATGAAGGAAATGAATTGAAGCCGGAAATTACAAGGCTGACGGGTATTAGCGAAAAAGATTTAAAATCTGGAATGCTGGAACAATTGGCACTGCAGGTCCTGGATGGTTTCATTGGTGACTCTGTAGTTGTTGGCCACAATGTTCAGTTTGATCTAGGGTTCCTTTCAAGATATACAAAACACATCCCAGTTGAAAAATTTATTTGCACACGGGCTATGGCACTGCTTCTGGACTCGGCACAAAGTGCCAGACTCTGTGACCTAGTAAATAAATATAACATCGCACATGGGAAATTGCACAGAGCAACAAATGATGTAAAAGCGGAAGTTAAACTGTTTAAGCTTTTGAGGAAAGAGCTTAAGGATAGGGGATACCACGAAAAAGACTACACAAACCTGGTCATCAATTCGCCGGACCGGCCCGTTTTCTATATTCCCAATGAGCACACTAAAATCGTTTCTAAACAAGAATTGAGAAAAGCAAACTAAAAATTTTTTTTTCAGATACCCTGTAAATGCGAAATCGCATGCCCATATAAATAAGTGAGAGGGATTTTAGCGAGGGAGGAAAGACAAGGTGTACAAGTTACAAATCAAAGTTGATGGTAACTGGATTACCCATGATGAGTTTGATTCTCTCGAGAGTGCAAAAATTGCACAAAGCTACTTGGAACATGACTACAAACATCTAGAAAACAGGATTGTAAAAGATAGTTTCTATGTATTAACTAGAGAGGATGACTTTACTATAGAATTTTACGCAGGAGTTGATCCTGAGGATCTTGAGCCAATATTTAAATACGACTTCGATTCTGCCTACAAATTTTCCACTAAGAATGAAGCACTTCAGTGCCGTAAGAACTATAAGAACCTGTACCAAAACAAAGATGATGAACTTTTTGTTGTGAATATCATTGAACCCTAATCTGTTTGTTGTAGAAATTGTATAAGTTGTATAAAAGGCCTCCGGTTGTAGAATCCGGTGGCCATTTTCTTTTTCTAAAATCATAGGGAGGTTTTGAATGTGGGAAGAGCACAGCGTAACCGTTGGAAGGCAAACATGAAATGCATAGAGATTGTGAAAAAGAATCCAGAAGAAATCACTGACGAAGATATTCAATATCTCAAGGATTTTTTCACATCAAAAGGGGGTTTAGTTCCTAAAGGTTATCATGGAGGAGCTTTTTTTACTCCAACACATTTGGCAAAATTCATGGTCGAGATTTTGAATATCCCGGAGGATTCAAAGATATTAGAACCTTCTTGTGGATCGGGTGTATTTTTTGATTACCTGCCTAAAAATGCTGAAATTACTGGGATCGAAATTGATCCAACATCTGCAAAAATTGCATCCCTTATATATCCGCATGTTGAAGTGATTCAAGGCAACGCTTTTGACCACATCAAATGTGATTACTATGATTTCGTAATTGGAAATCCTCCATTTGGAGAAACCATAGAAGTTAATGAAGATATTAATTTTGAGACCTTGAAATACAATAACAAATCCAAGACATACAAAGGTAAATCAGAATTTGCTTTTGTTGAATTAGCCATCAAATCACTTAAACCCGGCGGATACATGGCTTTAATTCTTCCTTTAAACTTAAACAATCGCCAAGCAAAGAAAGTACGGGATCTGATTTATAACACCTGTTGGGGAATTGCAAATATTCAACTTCCCCCAGAAACATTTAAACATGTCGGGACGACAGTTCCTACACAGATTATAATCTTGCGTAAGGCAACACCGAATGTGAAGAAAATTAAGTCTGAGAAGCTGGATGCCGAATTTTTTGAGGGACAACAACCAATGTTTATGGCTGTTGTTCAAGATATCGGGTGGGACATCCGGGGAAGATCCACGGATATATGGGGAGATGGTTTAACTCAACTGGATGTATTAGCTGAAGCTTTTAATGATAAATACCTGATCCGTGAAAATTTATATCCTCATGAACCATCTTGGATCGAACTTGACGTGACATACTTTCCGTTTTTGAAACAATATACCCCAGGATGGTATGACTCAAGAAGATGCTACACGAAAGAAAACAAAGATAAGGAGTTACTATATTGGAATGAAATGACTCTGGGAATGGGTGAAGAAAGATCTTGGGATTTTTACTATCAAGATGAACTAGTCCAGGAGTATTACAACAGTCTGTAAGACCAGCTTAATTTGGCTGGTCTTTTTCTTTTGCTCAAAAAATCAAAGGAGGAACCACAACATGTTTAAATATGCTTCATTATTTTCTGGGATTGGCGGGTTCGAAGTCGCATTAAATAAACTTGGTGGTCACTGTGTCTTTGCTTCTGAAATTGACACAAAAACTGCTTTCTCATATGAAGTGGTTCACGGTATCAAACCCCACGGAGATATTACACAAATTGATGTAAAAGAAATTCCGGATCATGATCTACTTGTTGGAGGTTTTCCATGCCAAGCATTTAGCATCGCCGGAAAGCAAAAAGGCTTTGAGGATACCAGGGGTACGTTGTTCTTTGAAATCGCAAGGATTGCCAAAGAAAAGAAACCTAAAGTCTTATTGTTAGAGAATGTAAAGAACTTAGTAAGTCATGACAAGGGAAGAACCTTGGAAGTTGTCATCCGTACAATTTCCGATCTTGGCTATGCGGTTGATTTCGAAGTTTTAAACAGTAAGTATTTTGGGGTTCCTCAAAACAGAGAACGTGTTTTTATTGTTGGAGTTTTGGGAGGAAAAACAGAACCTTATAAAGTCAAAGGAAATAACACGGTAGCAAAGGCAAAGAAACGTTTAAATAAACTTGGGTTGAGAACTTTCAATTTTCCTTATCCCTCTAATGACAAGGTGACCACAAAACTGATCGATATTTTAGAGGAAAACGTTGCTGAAAAATATTATATCAAAGAGGAAAAAGCTAAAAAATTAATTGAAACCTTGAAAGAAAAATATCAGGTGCCATCAAAGGATTTGAAAATGGTCGGACATTTAGATATGAAAGGTGCTGACTGTGTAAAACGTGTTTATGATCCTTCAGGGGGTTCCCCGACTTTGACTACCATGGGTGGTGGCCACAGAGAGCCCAAGATTTTGGAGCAATCCATTGCAGTTGTTAAGAATAGAGGAAACCTGCAACAACGTGAAGTGGTAAACTGCATAGATGCAAACTACTTTAAGGGACTTGACAACCATGGTCAGAGATCCCACATCTTGGAGACCGAAGTTGAAGAGGTCCAGGCATTAACTGAAAGACGTACTGAAGAAGAAAAGAGAATCAGAAGAGAGTATAGGAAAAAATATGGCAAAGATTATTCACCCAGACGTGGAAAAGAGTTAGTCCCTAGAAGTGATAGTATTGGAAACTGCTTGACAACAAGTGTGTCTGTTGAACATTGGCTTTTGGAGAAGTCCGGCACGTTGGAAGTTCGTCCAGTTTTGACACCGGACCGGACCAAAAAACGGCAAGAGGGAAGAAGATTTAAGGAAGATGGAGAACCTGCGTTTACATTAAATACGGTTGACAAACATGGGGTTGCAATTGGTAGATTCCCTAACTACAGAATCAGAAAATTAACACCCTTAGAATGTTTCAGACTCCAAGGGTTTCCCGATGAATTCTACTATAAGTTAAAGGATCAAAAAATATCTGATACCCAACTTTATAAGATGGCAGGTAATGCGGTAACTGTTAATGTGATTGTAGAAATTGGCGAAATTATATTAAAAGAATATTTTGCTTAATTTGAGGATCAGGAAAATTTCCTGGTCCTTTTTTATTTCCAGAAATGAATGGGGGAATACATCATGAGTTTAGCATACAGAATGGACTTCAGAACGAAAGAACAATTTGAAAAGGATATAAAAGATAGCCACCGGATCGAACGGGAAATTATTAATATCTACATTAGACAAATTGAAGAGGAGAAAGGAATTAAACTAACAGTAAAAGATAATGGGTGTGATAATTCCGGGAAACTCATAAAAAATCGCCGTGTTACTGCAGATGCTGATTTTTTGATCAATGGAATCCCCGTGGAGGTTAAGTTTAATAAGAAAATGTTAAAATATTTCCACTTAAAACAAAATCAATTAAATTCATACATCAAACAAGGTGCAAACATCTTGTGGGTAAACGGTTGGGAAACCGACGAACCGATGTACACAATCATGCATAAAGATGACCTTTTGGATATCAAAGAGAACTTAAACCCAATTTCTATCTGGGTTTTTGGTGGAAAACAAGGGTACAGATTGTCGGCTAAAAATTATAGATGGCAAACATTGATGAAAACCTACTCGTGATTTTGTTGTATAAATTATATAAATTATATACCTTGAACATAAGTTTGATTTAAACCCTGGTCTTTCGACTGGGGTTTTTCTTTGAAATCTACTGGGAAAGGGTTTGGTCACATGGGACGAATTGATCAGTACAATAAGCTGTGTAATACCTTAAAACAGAAAGTACAAAATAACAAGATATCAATGACGGAATTGCTGAATGATATTAAAAAGGTTACAGAGATTTATTTTGATTATTTCGGGGAGTTTCCGCCGGGAGAACTTGCCCGAAATCAAAATGTTAATGTCGCAATCCCTAAGTTCAGGAAAAGAAGATCAGGAATTACCACACTGCAAGAGCTTTCAAACTTGATCATTCATTTGGATGAAGTGCTTGAACATGAATATCTTGAAGAACGATTAGTACAGATTAGTGAAAATGAGTATAACAGATTGGTTGAAGAAATTAAACAACAAAATACAAGGTGTACAATGGAGGACTTAAAACAATTACTCGAGGGCTTTATAACTGCAGGTATTGTCACGGAAAATAGGGCTGAACGAATTTTGAAGAACTTTAAAACCTGCGGATTTTATCGTTGTGGGAATGTTTTCTACACAGGAAAAGGCGGTAAAAACAAAAATTCTCGTTTTTGTTCGGATCAATGCAGACGACTAAACCATGTGGCACTTCTCAGGAAAGATCGGACCGGCGTCGAATTTACCAGATCCGAAATTTTGGGGAGAAAGGAACGAACCGAAGAAAGAGTATGGCAGAAAAACCGTGTATTGATGGACTTTGAACAATGGATGAAACACCTTGATGATCCGGCCCAGGGCAATAACCAAGATAAGACATTAAGGAAGCTGAGAGAAGAGCAACGAATTAAAGAACTTGAAGAACTGAACAAGAAGCAACCAGTAAAAACATATTTCATCAAAGGAGAATAGGCGATGAAGAAAATCGAACAAATTAAACAATCAGTGGAAAGGTCCGCAGCACAAAGAAAGAAGTTGGGAGAAGGAAATATAAACTTTTCAATGTTTCCTTCTTTGGTTTTTCAAAAGAAATTGCCCGAAATGCTGAAAAACGAACAATACAAAAAGCAAGATGCTAGGGATGCGATTTTGCTTTATCTACTGTACGTGTCGTTGGTGTGTCGAGTCCCTGGACACGAACTGCAGGGTACATCATATCCGAGTCATGACCAGATTACCGAAAAAACAGGGATACACCGTTCACGAATAAAGAAATTGAATGAAATCTTGGTGAGAGAAAAAATGATCCATCTTTACCGGATTTCTTATGAGGGGCACATGAAAAACATATATGTTCCGATGTACGAATTTTGAAGTTGGTGGTTTCTCTTTGGGAGAGGCCACCAATTATTTTTTTATTCACTTATAGGAAATGGATGGATTTGATTAGTTTGTGAAATTAGAAAAATAAACTGAAAATAGGCATTGAACAAATTGTAGAAGTTGATTATAATATCATTAGAAGGAGCAAACAACATACCAAAATACAGATTACATAACTTAGCAGTTTATGCAACACCAAACCCAAAATTGGTGAGAAAGGAGGGCTGAGAAATGGCAAGAGCCATCAAACGCTTTTTCCTCTCGCTGTTTGGGCGTGGAGTTGACGGACGTTGCAAATACTGCGGAGCAGAAGCGTTGATTTGGACAGATGGTGGCAAAATCGTCTGCACCAAATGCGACCAGCCTCAATGGGGCTAATCAAAAAGGGGGAACCTTCACGGGTTCCCTCTTTTATTTGTTAGTTGTATTTGTCAGCCAAACGATATAAAATAGCACAAAAGGATAAGGAAGGTGCCAATATGAACTTTTATGAAATGTTTGTCCAAGGATTAAAACCCGCAATTTATCGGAACACGTTGGATAAGCAATTCAATGAGAAGTTGCCTTTCTTGCTTGAAAATTTCCCATACATTGAAGGGGAGAAAGTGGCCTTAATTCCTGATCCGGAAGTGGGTACATACATATTTTTTCAAAACGAGGAGTTAAAGGCGGATTTTTCAGCAAAGTTGGAGAACGTGGAAACTGGATCACCAGAATTTCACAAAGTATTGGGAAGTGCTTTAGGGTATCCGCCAAAAGCTGTTCATTTTTTTGCCGAATCCTGGGTTGATGAAAAATTGGATCAATTAAAAGTGGGTATGTACTATTTGGGGATTGGCTGTAGTGGAAGCATTGAAGATTTAATCGACAATTGTCTTTGGTTGTGGAATCAATACCAGATAGAAGAAGGTATTAAGGTTAGGTTAGGCACAAGCTTTACTGAAGTGGATTATATGGATCTTGAGAAACTCGAACACCTGAAAATTCAATATACACAAAAGCTAAAGCATATTGCTTGACCTGCAAAAGAGCAGGTTTATTTTTTGCATTTTTACCAAAAACCAAATGCAATTTGTTAAAAATTAGTTAGAAATTCAATTGTCTAGGAACCGGATATTTTTTAAAATTATTAATTGTTTCCGATACAATATATCTAGAGAAATAAGAAAGGAGGAAACGGGGTTACGGATCTTTGTGCCCGAAGATATGAGAAAACAACTTGTTCGGTTTCTCCTTTTTTTGACGATCATCTTCACAGGAGTAGGTTTCTGGGGTAATAATGTTGTCCATGCTGACGGGGGTTTTGATGTTCCTGAGGTCAGTGATGATTTCAATCAATTTGAACAGAAAGAGCCGGTTCAGAAGGAACAACCTGTCCAACCCCCGCCGGTCGAAGAAAAGAAAGGATTTCTCGATTCCATTACCGAATCATTGTCAGAGGTCGGAGATTGGGCAGCGGAAAAGGTTTCAGGAGCATGGGAATGGACCCAAGAGAAAGCGGCCGCCTTTTGGGATTGGTTTACTGAAATTTGCTCCAAAATAGCAGAAGTCGTAATTGATGCACTGTCTGCAGCTTGGGACTGGGTGGTAAAATATAAAGAGTATATAGCGTTTGCCGGTGTCTTGATTTTAGGCATTGTCTTGTGTATCTTTGCTCCACCATTGGGAGTTGCCGTACTCAGCGGTATGGCTTTGTCGTTTGTGATCAGTATGGCCCTGAATGGATGGGAAATTAATGAAATGACTTTCCTGGAGGCGGCCATTGGCGGCATTCTGGGATTAGTTGGAGGAGGTATCACTGCAGGAGCTTCCCGGGGATTGGCATCTGGCATCGGGCAAAAGCTGATCATGGGTGCCAAAAATTCCAAAGTCTTGGGTTTCGTTCTTCGTGGAGGACAGAAACTGGTTTCCAAGATGCCTGCTCCGATCCAAAAAATATTTACCAGAGGCGGATTCATCGGATCTGTAGAGGGTGCTGGAACCAGTGTGGCAGATGATATCCTGCATGGGCGGAAGATCAATTGGAAAAATGCCGCTTTGGCAGGAGTCTTTGGAGCCGGTGCCGTTGCAGTGGTTCATTTTGCACAACCAGTTGTCAATAAAGCCGTTGCATCAATGGAACCGGTTCTGGCCAAAACCCCGATTGTCAAAAATCTTATCACCAAAGTTGACGATTGCGTTGCTGTTCGACAAACGGGGAGATATCACGCTTTAATTGATATTCCATTTTCTAATTGTTTTCATGCTCCAGATGGAGTAACTTCAGGTGGAAATTCTTCATCTGCAAAGCCACTCTCTCTGGAACAAAGACGAGAAAATGTAAAACATATAGCAGAATATACAGATTTAAGTAAAGAAGGGTTAAAAGGAAAAGGATATAAACTTAAAAACGGTGCAATTATTAAAGGACAGAAAATAGTGAAGGTAAATTCAATAGAAAAATATAGAAAAGCAGAAGGAAAACTAAGCTTAGAATATGTTGCTAAATTAAGAAAAGAATTAGGAATCCCGTCTTTAAAAGAGGATAATTTGTTAATAGAAAATGATATATTGAAGAGTGGAAATACCGTCGCAGTACTTGAATCGGATGGAGTACAAATTTGGGGAAGAAGTGGATGGGGAATTGATGTAGGAGGGTATTCAGAATTGAGGAAGGAATGGGCAAAAGGGAAAATAGGAAAACTAGGTACTCCCCGGGAGAAATTTGCTACAAATGGACAAACCTATACTCATGCAGAAGGCGATGTATTTTGGCATTTATATAAGTATAGAAAGAGCAAAAAGATACTAGGTGGGAAAGCCGCATTAGTGGTAGATCGTCCATTTTGCGGACCATGTGGTGATGGTAGAGGTGTTCAAAATCTAGTTGAAGAAGTGGGACTAGATGAATTGATTGTTAAAACACCTGATGGAAAGGAAATAATTCGTCCAAGACCGGGATATAAAAGACAAAGTTGGTAGGTGGTATATATTGAAAAATTATGAATTAAGTATTCAAGATAAATCAAAAGTAATTTCAAATCCAACTTGGGAAAAAGTTTATGAAGTCTTGGAAAGTCTGGATGGCAAGAAAGTGAGTCAAGCAAGTCTAAAAATAGAAGATGTTGGATTTATGACAGTAGCGGGTGGAGAGTTTATTGAAGAGAAAGGACAAAGAGTATATATTGTTGAGTTCTTTGATGAAAATGGTGATTTTAATACCTTGCTTAACCCAAATGGAGACCCTGATGAATACTTTTTTTTAGCTACAGGTCAAATTGCAACAGATATAGCAGATATCCATCTGGTGGGTTTTCAAGAAGTAGTCCATGCGATGAAGTATTTTTACCAAACAAGAGAGCTTTCCAATGATCTGGATTGGGAATGATTTTTAAATGAAAGCATCACTTATTGAATCTTAATTATGGGATTGATAAAAAACTTTAAGCCAAAAGCTTTGGGAATACGCCTGCTTAAGCCAGGTGGTTATGCTTTGGGAAATCTCGCTTTAGCGTTCGTTCTAACCAAGGGAGCGGATAAAGTCGTCAAAGCAGGAAAAGTAGTTCAACTTGGGCAAATAGGAAGGAATTTGTAACAAATTACTAACCGGTCCAAAAGGTGTTTAGTAAAGATGCATGGAAAGTCTTGGACAGCACGGCTAGGTTCTACCTTGGTAACGGGAATTTTGTTTTTCAGTACAGGAGATTAACGATGGTGGAATGGTATAAGAAAGTAAACATGGATGCAAAAGCGGCTTATTTATTGACATTAACGGAAAAGATGATGCATCAAACCGAAAGATATCATTGGTACAGTCTCACAAGAAAAACCATGGATATGTGTTGGGAATGGCTGGAAGAGAAAAAGCATAGTGGAGATGGGCTTTATTTGAGAATAGATAATGATGTGGATGGGTTAGGTCATATCAAAGGGGTAGCTTTTGTAGATGATGTTGTCCATCCTCAAGAAAAGGCGATGTGGTTTTGTGTAACACAGGCGGCGTTTTATGTTACATGGCAGGCCTATGAATATGAAGAGGAAGAATATGTTCCACAAGCTATAGAAATGACTGATGATGAAGTAATAGATTGGTTTATGGAAAAAATAGCAGAAGTAGACGGATACCAAGAAGAATGGGCCGAGCGGTTAAAGGAATACCTGCTTAAAAATTATCCGGCAGGCAGTGACAAGAAGATTAAAAGAGAAGAATTGTTGAAGTTGATTGCATAAAAAGTTATTAAATGGACCATTTCCGCTATATTTTGCGTAATATATGAAGGGGAAATCCCCTTTTAAACGTCCCAATTGCACAGAAGCAATTGAGTAAAGAGATCTTTTGATGATTTCCAAAGCCGATATTCTGAAATCATCAAACACTTTCCCATGGCCATTTTGGCTGTGGGATTCTTTATTTTGTTAAAGCACAGTTCATTTCACAGTTCAAACCACAGTTACACAGACAACATTTTAAATAAATAAATAACTATAAAAAGAAAAATAATATAAAAAGAAAAATATAAATAATTAAGCTTAAAAAACAAGATGTTTTTTAAGCTTGAATCAAGGTTTATTTAACAAGTCTTTTTATAAGAAATCAATCACAGAGAGAAAAGGGTTAAATAAAAATTCTTCATTCATTCAACTTTTCTGCTGTGAAAATCTTCAATTCAAAAATATATAAATCAAAGTTTCGCCAGCTAAGGAGTGGCGGCCACCTGCACGAAGTTGACACAGTGAAATTTCCGTTCACTGTGAACGTGGCGTGCCAGGAGATTGTTTTGAGTATAGGAGGTAATCATATGAAAAAGTTAGACGAGAGACATTTTAAGGTAATGGAAATGCTGATGAAAAAACGAACCCAGAAAGAAATTGCGGAAGAAATTGGAGTAAGCAGAATGACCATTCATAGATGGATGAAAGATCCGCTTTTCGAAAGGGAATTTAAGTATGTATTAAGAAACCACTGCAAAAATCATATGAAGGATGTAATGGATGCAATGGTATCTGCAGCAGTTGAAGACAGAAATGCAGCGGCCGCAAAATTGATTTTCCAAATTAACAACTTAATGGATGCTGATGAGCCGAACGTACAGGTAAACAATCAAATTGACCTTGCAACGATCCGGGAAGAGCTAAAAAATCTGTAAAAGTAACACAAGAGAATTTCGGGGAAGGAATTGCCTAGATTGTGCTTGTTTTTGTGCGAATTTTCGTTTAAAAATCGGGTGAATATTTCGGGCACGTTTTTAGTATAATTGATGTTACAATTAGCTCAAAAACACATCGTGCCACCTGGAAATGGACGGCTACCCAGAAAATTTTCAGGACCAGCAATTTTAACTATGAAATGGTCCAGGGAAATGCCGGATCGCAATTTTACGTAATAAAAATTGTGGCTATCAAACCTTAAAACCATTGATCCTGTGCGGGTTTTGTTAGCCTGGAATATGCAAGGTTACAAAATCCGTGTTTTGTAACCTTATAAATGCTTTTTAATGCTTGCATACTTGACCCAAAAAAGGCAAAATAAAAGGGAAGGGATTTAGGTTCCCTTCCCATAGGCGTATAGTTTACTCGTTTTCAAGCAGAAGCGGCTCATTTCGTTTTACGGCGAATGAGCCGTATTTCTTTCTGATTTGATCCATTGGCGTATTAATCCGCTTTTTCTTTCCGAGTTCATAAGGGCACCAGTACCATTTTTTCTTTGGACGGGACCACTTAAAGCCTTTCTCTTTCAAATCCTCTTTGTATGGGTAGGTATTCCCTGATACCCAAATCCAAACCCCACAAACTTCAATTTCTACATCCGGGGGATACTTAGCCAGATGCTCCAGCATGGCACGTAATGCAACGTCCTGCATTTGTTCCGCTTTAGTTTCCTTTTTCCCTGCTTGTTCATGTAGGAGTTTCTTTAGATATTCATACTCGGCATTGATTTCTTTCATGGCCTCGTTTGATCCACCTTGTACATCCGGATGATATTGCTTGGCAAGTTTTTTAAACTGCTGCTTCAGATCATCCAAGGATTGCACATTGCGGAAATACTTCATAAAGAATTCCTCCTTGAAAATATTCAGTTGAGAAGGTTCAGCCTTTACAATTATATTATATCGAATTTCTACAACTTCTACAAGTTATACAAAGAATCAAGACTAGATCAAATTTTCAGAAAATTGAACACAACCCCCCCAGGCTGGGGGATTATTTGCCCTGCGGCTTGTTGAAAATACATCTAGACACTATTTTTTAATTTTCACTTTAATGCACTAATGGCCTACACAAGCATATCTAATGATATAATGATCTAATAAATTGATTATCTTTAGAAATAAAAAATCGCCAATAGATGACGATTAAAAATTTATTGCAAGTTGCACCTTGTTATTTTTCAACTCTAGGTTGTCAGCCTTTAATAAAACAGATTGAATTGATTGAGCCACATGCCAACCAAGAACTGGTGGGACTGCATTTCCTACTTGCTTATATGTATGTGTAGCAGCTCCCTTGAATATAAAATTGTCAGGAAATGATTGAATTCTAGCACATTCTCTAACTGATAACCTTCTCCAAAATCGCATATCATCAGGTTTATTTGGGTTTGTTGAACGGTAATGTGCTTCAATATTTCCATGGTGTTCTGCACGAATTGTGACAGAAGGTTGGTCAGCTCTTATCTTAGTGTTTCCTTGCATACGTTTTCCAGGATAAAATTTTGCTTTTGATATTTGAGAATGGTTGGGAATACTTTCATTATTTTCTAATCCCCATAAGTCGTCTATTGCTTCCTTTGCAGTAATCCATTTATCCTTTGTTGTGGGTTCAGGTGGAAGATATTCAACATTGATATCAGAACGGATACATACAATAAAAACCCTTTTTCTGGTTTGTGGTACACCATAATCAGCAGCATGTAATAAATAGTGATTAACTTTGTAGTCAATTTTCTTTCCATTGTGATTAACAGAGCTTAAATCATTTTTTATGGTTTCAAGAACTAATCCGTTTTCCATGTTTAATAAACCTTCAACGTTTTCGGCTACAACTATCTTTGGTGCTATTCTTTCAATTACTCTTTTCATTTGAAGATATAATCTACCACGAGTTACTGTTAATCCTTTACGTTTTCCAGCAACGCTAAAATCTTGACATGGGAATCCACCAATTACAACCTCTGCTTCATCTGGAACCAGGTCTGGATCTGTGTTCAGTATCTCTTCAATATCTCCTTCTATAATGTGGTCTCCAATATTTACTCTGTAACTCTCACATGCTTGGGGGTAGATGTCATTAGCCCAAATAATATCAAATAAAGTTCGTTCATAATGTTTACCAAGAAAGTTAAAATCTCCAATAAATCCTAAATCAAGTCCTCCACAACCACTAAATAGCGAAACAACTTTATGCATATTTTTTCACCTAACCTCTTTAAGCATTTATATTATTCAGATATACTGATAATAAAATGCTTTGCCTAGAAATGTTAATTTCATTATATAACTCTAGCAGTTATAAATCAATAAGGAATGTGATGTGTTATGATTTATTTTAATTTAGACAAACTGTTGAAGCAATATAAATACTCAAGAACCCAATTTGCTCGTATTACAGGGGTAAGGCCAAATACTATTAACGACATGTGTAATGGTAAAACCAAAAGGTTAGAACTGAGTACCCTCAATTCTATAATGAAGGCTTTGAATATGATTAGTGATCAACCTATTTATTTAAGTGACTTAATGGAGTATAGAGAGGAGAAATTAAATGAATAGTAGTAAAGAGAAGACTATTATACACATTATTGAGTTAGCTAAAAAGAAAATTGAGTTCATAGAAGATTTATCTAATATTGATACAGGGACAAAGTTCGAAAGTTATGTAGTGAGTATTATTAGAGAGATTGCGAAAGACTATAATATTTCTGTTAAACAAACAGGACCACAAAGTTTTCCAGACATTATAATTGGTGGTACTTACGGGATAGAAGTGAAGTTCACTAAAAGTGATAAATGGGAATCAATGGGAAATAGTATCTTTGAAGGAACCTTGAAAAAAGAAGCTAGAGATCAAATTTTTATTTTCTTTGGTAGAAAGGTTGGCAAGAGAATTGAAGTAATATATAGAAATTACGAAGATTGTTTAGCTGATATTAAAGTAACGCATTCACCAAGATTTTATTTGAATATGAAGATTGACAAAGGTAAATCTATTTTTCAAAAAATAGGAGTTCGATATGAAGAATTTAAAAAAATGTTACCAAAAGAAAAATCTATTCTATTGAAAGAATATGTTAGAAGCACACTTAATGATGGTGAATTTTTATGGTGGTTAGATGACGAAAAGAGTATTGCACCAAAAGTAAAGGAATATAGGAAACTTCCAAGACACAAAAAACAATACATACTTTTAGAAAGCATGGTTTTATTTCCAGAAGTATTTTCAAGCAATTCAATGAAATATTTAGGGTTATCTGTGTATCTCTTAGAAGAGTATCAAATTATTAGTTCTTCTTTAAGAGATATTTTTAGTGCAAGTGGAAAAAGGAAAATTATAGTTAATGGTACAAGTTATAATGTTCCTCAAATATATAGCAAACTCTATAATAATGCAAATAAAATATTAGAGATCATCAATAACATAGATATTGATAAATTAAAACAAAGTTGGTCACGTCATGGGGATATGAGTCACCTACAAGAAGACATTAAAGTGGAAGTTTGGAAGAGTTTGTTAAATAATCTAGCAAAAGGGTTACCAGATGGTTTAAAAGCATCAACAATATTTGATGAATCTATTAAAAATAAAAATGTAAAGTTATAGGATTAAGTATTAATATCATAAGCTCAACCTTCAAATGTCAAATTAGTACTATATTTATTTTGATAGCTTATGAATATAGTTTTTAAATCTTAAAAACACCCCATTTCCGCTATATAATGCGTATATAATGAGAGGGAAAGACCCTCTTAAAATTAAAAATAGGAAAACTGATTAAAGAAAGGATTTAGAAAAGTGGTCATAAAATGCTGGACCCTCCGAATTAATCAATGTACCAAATATTACTAATTAGTTGATTAATGGAGGGTTTAATTTATGGCCGGAAAGAAAAATGTTGGAGGCTTGGGTACAGTTATTACCGCCGTTATTATCTTGGCGATAGCTTTAATTGTACTGGCTCTGGTGCTTACTGTAGGAGGAATCTTACTAGCTACTGTTGGTGTATTATTGGTGATTAAACCTGAGTCTTATAGGGAGCTACTCAAGAACTTGAAGATCAAGAAAGATATTGAGCTAAAACCTTGGGTTGTTCGACTAATCGGAAGTGTAACTGCTGTCGTCAGTTTTTGTATTGCTTTTATGGGTGTACTTATGATCACAAGCTTTTTTGAAGATCCCAAAGAGGCGACCAAACCACAAAGCCCAACCATCGCCCAAGAAACAGAGCAATCGAAAACCGACGAATCCACAAACAGAGTTAAGGCACAAGTTGTTGAGGTTGTCGATGGGGATACATTCAAGGCCAAAATTGGGGACAAAGAAGAAACAATTCGCTTAATCCTTGTGGATACTCCAGAAACCAAACACCCCAATCAACCGAAACAACCTTTTGGAGAAGAAGCAAGTGTTTTTGTGAATAAGTTGCTAATCCAAGGTACCACAGTTGAATTGGAATATGATACCCAACAAAGAGATCAATATAACAGGATTTTGGCCTATGTGTATGTCAATGGGGAACCCCTGCAGGAAAAATTGTTGAGTGAGGGATTGGCTAGAGTTGCAGTATTTCCCCCGAATATAAAATACCTAGAAAAGTATGAATCGATCCAGGAAGAGGCCAAAGCTAAAAAGGTGGGGATTTGGTCCATAGATGGTTATGTGACATCGAATGGCTTTGATGAATCAGTAGTCCAAGAAACTAAAAAGAAAGAGGAAGAGCAAGAACAAAAACAAAAAACAACACCTGTTTATAGTGGTGGGGATAAAGACTGTAGCGACTTTTCGAGCCAAGCGGAAGCTCAGCGATATTTTGAAGCTAAAGGCGGAAGTCCGAGTAATAACGTTGACAGGTTAGATCGAGATCGTGATGGAATTGCTTGTGAATCTTTGTAATGCAGGGGTACTCACAATATGCGTACCCTTTTAAATGAAAAGTAATTCCAGAGGAAACGAATTAATGTAATAAACAGTACATAACCACTGGTTGATCACATTTGTGAAGGTTAATGAATTTCTGCCCAAAACCCGGTGGTTTTATATTGGCTGATGCTCAATTTTGAGTGTCAGCTTTTTTCTTTTCTAGGTAATCTATCCTAGTTTGAGCTGAGCAGAGCTGAGAAGAGCAAGCAGAGGTAGACCGCAGGTGATGAACTTGCGGTCTTTTCTATTTTGCAGCTTTCAAACTAGGAGATGGTGTACTATGGGTAATATCGTTATTACAAAACATGACGACACTAAAGTAAAGGTAGTCTCTGAAGTTAACTTTGAATTTAAAGGTTTAACACTTCCTGCAATGGTTGATGAAAATCATGATTTTTGGTTTTTGCTTAAAGATGTCGGTGATTTTTTGGATGTAAGTAAATCAAACAGAAAAGATTTACTTAATAGTTTAGAGCCATTCGAAAAAGCTGGTAGTGATTTAATCATGACCAGCTCAAACGGTACAATGCAAAAAAGGAAAACCACCTTAATTTCTGAATCAGGATTTTATAATGTAGTCTTACGAAGTCGCAAAAAGAAAGTTAAAGATTTTCAAGTATGGGTTAGATGTGAAGTCTTGCCATCAATCCGTAAGTATGGAATTGCTATTTACAAAGAACAACTTGAAAAACTCAAACCAAAAGATCTAATTGAAGTTTTAAAGCAACTTGAACCTAATGCAGAAGTTAGATATGAGGGCGAAACTGCATATATTTGTGCTAAAGATATTAAAGGTAAATTAGGATTAAAAAGCACAAATGCAATTACTTATAGATTGCGTGAGGGAGAGCATTTCAAAAAGTTTAACCGTATTATTTTTGTAAACAGCATGGGTTTAAAAATTGTAATTGAACGTTCTCGAAAACCAGAAGCAAGTTTGATTGCCCAATTGGCCAATATGGAAGTTGTGAAAGAAGTTCCAGAAGCAACTGTCCACAGTGAAATTATGAAAGCATTTGGGGATAAGTTTAAAATTAGTGATCAAACTAGCTTTGAGTTTGAGGGCAAAACCTGCAAGGTGGATCTATTTTTTCCTGAATTAAATCTAGGGTTTGAAGTTGACGAAGACGGTCACAAAGATCGGGACCCTAAATATGAGAAGAGAAGGCAAGAGCACATGGAAAAGGTACTGGGTTGGACAATTATACGTGTAAACCCCCACGACCCGACATTTACTCCTGGGGAGGCGGTCCGCCAGGTTTTTAACTTTATTTATGATAATCTTATGCAGTAAATTTTGCCAATATTCGTAAATTGGGAGGGATGAATAATGAACGATAAAGAAAAGCTTGAACTCGAAAAAGAGAAGAACAAAATGTTGAGAAGGGAAATTGAGTCGTTGAAAAGAGAAAATGAAGAATTGAAAAAGGGTAAATAATCATAAAAAGGAGAGAGGATAAATTGTAACTTGACAAAAACTTTCTAGCAGGATCGAATAGTATAAAAGATTCTGTTAGGAGGTTTTATGAGTGAAATTAAAGTTTGGTGAAACTGAAGTAGAAGTAAATTTATTTCTTTTTATATGGAGTGCTCTAAAAAGAAAAATAAAAATGATACGCTGGCCTGATTCTCCTTTAAAAATTAGAGTATTTGTGCTATTTGTGCTTGCTCTTTTATTTTTAAGTGGAATTGGATATAGTCTCTATTATTTTTCTCAAACTCAAAAATGGAGTCCAGAAGTTAATGCGGCTGTTATCAATCTTTATGTCAGCACATTAACGTTCATTATCATGATTTCTGTGACTGTTTATTTCAATATTCAAACGCAAAAAATTACACTGGAAACTCAAAAAATGAATTACAATGCAATTAAATTTCAGGCGAGGGCACCAATACGAGATGAAATCCTTAAAGAAAGAATGAGAATCTACCCTAAGATTCATGAAGATTTAACTAAAATGTATGATCCTTGTTTAAGATATTACAATGAAAGGGATAGTACAATTTTTACTAATGTGTCTATCTCTGATGTTCAAAAGATTATACAAACAAATAAACAAACTTTAAAAAGGCTTGAAAATCATTCGAAAAATCCATTTATATCCAACAAAGTCAGAAGTGAATTAAATCGATATATAGAGTGGAGAAGGTATGGTAAAATTCCACCTGAGATTGAAGTTAATTATCATACTAATGTTAGAGAGTTTATTGATATACATTTTTATTCTTTTATAGAAGGCATTCTGTTTGATATCTTATTGTCAACGTTAAGTTCAGAATTGCAGTTAGAGGAAGTTGAAGAGGATATTAAAAGTTTGAAAAGTAACGAAAAATCAAGTTTTTTTTACAGAGCATAGACCGGATATACCTTAGAGATCGTATAGACCGCAAAGTTTAACTTGCGGTTTTTATTTTGTCTTTGAAAAGGAGGTGGTGAGCTTTGGCATGGCTAGAAAGTGAAAAAAGGTTTATTGAACGTGAAGAACGTGCAGAACTTATCGATATTTATGAGAAGTATATTGAGAAAGTTAAATCTGATTATCAAATTTCTGACCTTGAAGAATTGGTTGATCTTGACCAGGATAAAGCAGTTGAAATTCTACAAATTGCTAGAGAACTGAAACGGTTAAAAAGGGTACATAGGTCAGAAATTGATCTAGCCTATTTCACTTGGGAATATTTTAGCGAAGCTGGAAACCCCGATAACAAAGCCGGAAATCTTGATGGTTTTGATTTAAAGTCACCTGATGAGTTTGCAGAGTTTCACCTTGAAATTTGCGACATTATGAACCACGTTTCCTTAGTTGAAAAGAATGCAAAAATTTGTGTGGCCGCACCCCGTGGTCATGCAAAATCGACATACCTTTCAAAGTCTTTTCCTTGTCATGAAGTAGTTTTTAGAAACAGAAAATACATTATCGCAATTTCTGAAACCCCAAACGTATCAACAAAAAACCTAGACTGGTTAAAAACACAACTTAAATACAACGAAAAATTAAGGAAAGATTTTGGCCCACTTCTACACCCAAAAGAACAACGGAACAAGCAAGATAATTCTACAAGCTTTATTGCTTGGGAAGATACAGGGGAATCACAAAAATTGTTGACACTTGTTGAAGCCTATTCAACAGGTCAAGCAATTCGTGGGGCAAACTGGAATGGGTACCGACCCGATTTAATCGTGTGTGACGACTTAGAGGATGAAGATACTAATGCAGCAACACCAGAACAGCGAGAAAAGTTGAAGAACTGGTTCGCTGGTAAGGTTGAATATTTAGGCGATCCCTCTGGAAAGAAAACAGCCATGGTTTATATGGGGACTACCGTTCATCCTGAATGTTTGTTAATGGACATTCTTTATAATAGGCCTGATTTTAAAACAAAAATTTACAGAGCACTTATAAATCCACCCGAAAGGCAAGATCTTTGGGCTGAATGTGAAAGTATTTATAAGGACCCGGAATTATCACCAAAAGAAAGACTTGAGCTGGCCAAACAATTTTACGAGGAACATAAAGAAGAGATGGATAAAGGGGCTGTGGTTCTTTGGAATAAAAAATCATTGTGGGATCTGATGGTTGCTAAATGGAATAACTCTAAAAAGTTTAATACAGAACTTCAAAACAATCCAATAGATGAAGAAAGTCAACTATTCAACATTGACAGGGATTTTCATTTTTACGAACCTTCCCAGAAAAACTTTAAAGATGGAAATTATAGTATTTATTTTGGTGTTGACTTTGCCATGGGTAAAAAAGAAAGAGGAGACTATAACGCTTTAACGGTTCTTGCCAAACATAAACGAACAGGAACCAAATATGTAGTCGAATCTTTTATTGAAAAAATTCATCCTGACAAATTCCTAGACTACATTGTTGACAAAACTTTATATTGGCAACCAGACGGAATTGCAGCAGATTCAAATGTAGCCCAGGAATTTTTAACCTTTACTTTAAAGGAACGGTTGAAAAATGTTGGATATCCAAGTTATACACGGGTTCAGGAGATTAAAAACCGGACAAAGAAAGAACTAAGGATTGAAGCACTAAAACCTGAAATCACAAATGGAGAAATTCAATTTAGCAGACGTCATGTAAGGTTATTAGAACAGTTTGAAGGTTTCCCGACTGCATCACATGATGACGGTTGCGATAGCTTAGAAATGGCAAACTCCATTGCAAGGACAGGAAAGGCTGAAGTTATAGATAAGCCATGGTTTATGTGAAAGGGGTGATTGAATGGAAAAATTATTTGATGTCGGAAAGCAATTTCCTGATGATGGTTCATTGCGGAGACTTTCCCGATATGTTCGAGGAAAATATTATTTTGAAGGTCGGCAAGCAGAATTACTTGATCGGGCCACTTCCATTTTAAAAGACACACCACATGCCAAATATCTTGAACAGCTATACATTGCTGTCAATCTCGTGGCTGCACTTACAACAAAGCCTGCAGACCTAATGTTTGGAGAACCCCCATCATATTTGTCAGGGAAAGAAGACAATACTGAAGAACAGAAACGACTGGAACATTTTGTTGAAGAAAATGATTTGAATACAGTTGGTTTTAATATGGTTGTAGGGGGTGGGATTAGGGGAGATAGTTGGCTGAAGGTTTATTATGGATACCGGGAAGATTACAGTGAGCTGGAAAGACTAGGTCTTCGGATTCCCGAAACTGTTCAACCCGAAGTAATTATAGAAAACATTCCAGCTAACATTGTGTTTCCTGAGGTCTCAGATAAAGATAAACGGAAATTCAAAGCTGTAAACATTGCCTATGTTTCATATCAGGATGAGGGAAAGGAAGAAATTCCTTATTTAAATGTTGAACGTCATATTCCTGGGTTTATCCTATATGAAAAGTTCCGATTAGCTGAAAAAGGTGTGTTTACTGATTATGGTGCGAATATTCAACTATACGACATCATCGAAAAGGTACTCACTGGAAGAGAAAATGATATTGAGGAGACAGGTATAAGCAGGATTGCATTATTCCATTCTCCTTATCTCCCAGCAGACGATACCTGGGAAGGTCGAAATAACATTGAGCCTATCGAAACACTTATTGATGCAATTGAAGATAGGCTTGTTCAGATTGACTATGTACTTCTGAAACACACAGATCCCACAATTTACGGTCCGGACTTAAATGTTGACGAAATAAAAATGGGTGGCCGATATATTAAGTTATCATCTGGAGATGTCACCCCAGGAGTTATTGAGTTTGACTCCAGACTTGATTCCGCTTTTCGTGAGTTGGACCGACTGTTAGGGATGGTGTTTGCAATCACTGAAACTCCTCAGTGGATCTTTGGAAGTACAATCACAGAGATCGACAATGGAGGAACTGGTACCAGCCACACGGACGGAGTGGCTATTAAATCTCGTTTTATGCCGATCCTTTCAAAAGTAAAAAGGATTAGGGTAGGAATTGATAAGGCACTTCGGGATGCTATATGGTCTGCCATGGAGATGGAACAATACATCAGGGAAAAATACGATACGGATATTCCTGAGTATGAACCAGTTTATCCAAAAATTGTTTGGAAGGATGGATTACCCAACAACGAATTAGAGGAAGCTCAAATTATGGCACTGAGAACCGGAAATAAACAAACCATTGATACACTGTCGGCCATTAAGTATCTGCAAAATATGGATACAAAACAGGCAGAACAAATTTACAAGGCAATTCAAGAAGAAAAGAGACAATCGCTTGAAGAAATGAAAATAGCACCTTCTGTAGATTTAAATTGGGATGATGAAGCTGAGGAGAAACAAGATGAAAATGGTGGTGATGATTAATGGCATTCAACCAACCACCAAGGGAAACCTGGGATGAACTGGTTAATGAATTGATTTCAATCTATGAGCAGGCAGCAAGAAAAATGATCGCATATCTTTCCACAATAGACTTTTATTCACTGACGAATTCTAATTCTGTGGAAAGGGAAATCAATAAAATCCTGGCAACAGCGGATGAACAGGCATCTAGTTGGGTGAAGAAGGCCATTGAAGAGGCCTACAAAACGGGGGCTGCTTATGCAATGTACTGTTTAGGGGATGCTCGTTCCCTGACTATCTCTAAAGAACTTGTTAACCTGGACCATCCGTTAGCAAAAATAGCGATTAAAACTATTGCAGAAACAACATATGCCGACCTACTCCTTATGACGCAAAACACCAGACAAAGAATCAAAGACACCATTACAAAAGTGGTCATCGAAAACATGAAGGACAAAGAGTTAGGGAGGTCTGCAAGGGAAATTTCAAACCAAATCATAAAAGATCTGCGAGAGCAAGCAATGAAAGACGTGAGTTTCTCTATTGTGGATCGTGCAGGAAAACACTGGACTGTTGAATCTTATTCAAAGATGATTGCTAGAACAAAGATCATGCAGGCACAAATTGACGGGACCGTTAATGAATCACTCACACGTGAAGCATTTTATGGAGTGATTAGTTCCCACGGATCAAAGCATGCTTCCTGTGCAAGGTGGGAAGGTCGAATTGTCAAACTGGACGGAACAGCACCAGGGGATTATCCGCTACTTTCCACGTTAAGAATGAGGGGAAGTGGAATTTTTCACCCAAATTGCAAACATCACGTCTTACCATTTAGAACGTTTGAGATCTTACCGCCACAGATTAAGGCGAAAAACAATATCTCTTAAAGGTGGTGAATGAATTGCCAGACCTGAACAATAAAATGAAATATCCCATTGAAACAGATTCCGAAGGAATGGCCATGGTTGTGGATGAAGATTCTGCAGGACAAAAAGCCATTCCTATTGTTTTTGTTGCCAAAGAATCAGACGGGAAGTTTAGACACAGCAACAATCCTGATGTGACAAAACCCATTAATAATAAGATGAAAACAGACATTGAGGAAGACACGAGGGGCAAAAAAGAAGTTGTAGATGAAGATGTCAACGGGGTAAAAGCAATTCCGTTTACTCTTGTTAAAAAGGATGAGAGTGGGAAATTTGTTTATACCAAATTTGCAGAGTCCGCCGATCTTTCGAATTACTATACAAAATCGGAAGCTGATTCTAAATTTATTGATGCAACAGAGTTAGAAAACAGCTTAGGCAATTATTACACAAAAACTGAAGTTGATTCAAAGGTATCCAGTAAAGCTGATTCAGAAAATGTTTACACTAAATCAGAAGTTGATTCAAAGCTTGCGGCTAAGCTTTCAGCTAGTCAGGCAGAAGCACAAGCGGATTCTTCTGCTGAAGATGTGGCGGGGCTTGTTGCTGACTTTAATGCACTTCTTGCGAAGTTGAGAGCGGCCGGAATTATGGCCGAGTAATATAAAATAGTTGACCTCCGATAAGTCGTTAAACTGTCGTGTATTTATGGACCAAACCGTTTGAAGTCCTTAAAAGCTATACGAGTAAAGGAGGATGATTTGTTATGGAGGAAAACAAAGCAATTCAACATACAGAAGCTGAACAAGTGGAAGCGTCTGCCGAGACGGAAAACACGGTAAGTGAAGAAAAACAAGAAAAATTGTTCACGGAAGATGAGCTTAAAGAACGGATTGAAAAGGCCGTTAAGGACCGGCTCAGCCGTGAACGGAAGAAGTATGAGGGCTTCGATGAACTGAAAAAAGAATACGAGGAATTAAAGCAGTTTAAAGAGCAGATCGAGATGGAGAAATTGACGGAACAGGAGAAAATCCAGAAGCAATTAGAACAAATGAAGCAAGAGAAGGAAGATTTATTAAACAAATACAATTCCCTGCAAGAGAAATTAAAGCAAGAAAAACTGACTTTTAAATTCCGTCAGTTGGCACAAGAAAATAATATCCAGTACGTTGATGCTGCAATGAAGCTTGCTGATTTCTCCAGTGTAGAATTTGATGAAGAAGGAAATGTTGTAGGTGTTGAAGATGTTGTGAAAAACTTAATTGAAGAAAACCCTTTTCTGGTTGGTCAAGTTAAAGAGAAACCCAAAACCATTGGTGAACCTTCTAATCCCGACACAGAAAAGGTTGAAAAATCCGGGGAACAACTGGTGAAAGAGGCAGAAGAACGATATAAACGGACAAATTCCCCAAGTGATTATGTACAGCTTGTAATGCTGAAAAGAAAGTATGGATTTTATAACAATTAACCAAACATTTCGAACCATTAAAAATATCAAAGGAGATGGTTTTTATGGCAAAAAATCCGATTTACAAAGCTGATTTGGTAGGTATTCCGGAATCTGTTGTTGATGAATTGTTGTTGCTGAATCCGCATGATACACCTTTGGTAAGTTTGGTTGGGTTTGGTCAACCGATTACCAACGTTAAGCATGAATGGATTGAAGATGAAATGCAACCTGATGAAACGGCAATTGACAATGCTGACGGATACGATGAAGCTGCTACTTCAATCGCTGTTGATGATGGTTCTATCTTCAAACCGTACGATGTAATTAAGATTGGAGAGGAATTGTTGCTTGTAACTGCTGTTTCTGGAAATACGTTGACTGTTGTTCGTGGTTATGCCGGATCTACTGCAGCAAGCATTGCTGATAATGCAAAAGTTCAATTCATGTTTGTGGAAGGAGAAGAGGGAGCAGACGCACGGACCGCACGTAAAACCCGCCGTGTTCGTGTAGATAACATTACCCAAATTATTGATGAAACGATTGAAGTAACCGGGACTGCCATGTCTATGGCACTTTATGGGACTAATGGTCAAAATCCTTACGAGTATGAACGTGCTAAAAAATTGATGGCAGTTGCACACCAATTAGAAAAAGCTTTGATCAATGGTGTGAAATATGAAAACGGTCATGTACGTCAAATGCAGGGTGTAAGATCCTTTATCAACACCCATGTTACGGATGCAGGAAATAGTACCCTTGACCTTGATTTGATTAACGATTTGGCACAATCCGTTTATGAGTCTGGTGGATTTAAAGGTGGAAGCCAACACGTTTTGATGGTTCCAGCAAAACAAAAAAGAGTCATTAGCGGATTCCAACAAAACAATGTAAACATTGGTTCTCGGGAAACTTTCCGTGGCCAAGTTGTTGATACGATTGTAACCGACTTTGGACAATTCCCGGTTATTTTGAACAACAACTTGGAAGCAAATGAATTGTTCTTGATTGACTTAAACCGGGTAGCAATTCGACCGCTTCAAGGTCGGGAATTTTTCCATGAATATCTTGGAAAACAAGGTGACTATGTAACTGGTCAAATCGTAGGTGAATACACCCTGGAGTTCAAACAAGAAAAAGCACATGGACGTATCAAAAACCTTGCCTAACCTTTTGGAAAACCCTTGGCTTAATTGCCAGGGGTTTTTCTTTCATTAAAATTCAAGGTGGTGATTTGATGACTGAATTCCATTCAATCCATCCTGGTTTGGGTTTTTATGTTGATGGCCAATTCTACAAATTTTCTAACGGGAAATTCAAAACAAACGATGAGAAAGTAATTGCTAAACTCAAAAATCTATCGGGTGTAAAACTGGTACGTGAAGAAAAGACTCAAAAAGAAACTCCTAAAAAGGAACCCAAAGCAGAAGCAAAAACCAAAAAGAAATAGGTGGTGGTGATAATGGTTAATCTAAATGACGCCAACACCTATTTTGAAACATATGTCTTACACTCAGAACCTTGGGACAATGCAAATGATACCAAAAAACAAAAGGCGTTAAACAATGCCGAAATGATTTTATATCGGGAGTTTCGGGAGCTTTACGACAAAGAAGATCCTGAACTGCAAATCCCGTTACCAGCAATTTGTGAGCAGGCTATTTGGATGCTTAGAAAAGACGACACCATTTTACGGTCTGAAATGGGAGTAACGGGAATTACCGTTTCAGGAATCAGTGTTCAGACAAAGGGTATCGGAGCACCATTGATTGCACCGGAAGCGTTACGAATTATTGTTGAAGACCAAAATGAACGTGGGAACACCCATTATGACGGTCTTGGATGGTTGGTGTTGTGATATGGCATTGATACCTTTACCCGATAAAGTGACCATCAAAAAGGCAACAGGAGTTGATTCTTGGGGAAAGCCTGTGTATGGTGAAGAATTTGAATACAACTGTAGAATTGAAGAAGGTTCAGAACAAATAACAGACCAAAGTGGTAATGCAATTGTTGCGTCATTCAAGATATTTCTTGAAGGTGCCGTTGATGTTCAATATATAGATTTATTAGTCTTTGAAAACGACTTAAACCACACAATAGAGCGATCACCGGAAAAAATCCAGTTAATTAAATATCTTGACGGTTCTGTGTGGTTTACACTGGTGTGGTTGAAATGAGAGTAAAAGTTAAAGTGAAAACCGATTTGAAGAACTTTGAAGTGGCAAAAGCTGCAATTGTTAAAGAGACGGCCACAAGAATTCAAGATATAGGCGATTCTCTGGCAATGACCGCATCAGGGGCAGCACCCCATGATCAGGGGATCTTGGAGAAGTCATATAAGGTGAAAAATACTCCTACTTCAACTACCGTTTCATTTTCCGCAAAACACAATGGATTTGACTATGCAATTAAAATGCATGACGGGATCTATAACCTTGGTCCTGGATCTTTGGCCAAATCCGGAGGTGTCGGTATGTCAGGGAAAACATATCGTGTCGGACCCAAATTTTTAACCAGACCGCTTGAGGGTGAAAAAGATACCTATACTAAATACATTGGTGATGCACTCGCAACCATCCTTAGATCCTTCTAAGGAGGTGTTCTAATGAGAGTATTTGAGCTATCAGGATACTTGCAGGCAACTTTTGATTATCCCTTTTACAACAACCAACTTCCAGCTATTCAAAACCCTAATGTAGGGATTGTAAGAATGTTTCCAGTTCAAACATCAACACGTCCAGTAAATCGTGTCAATGCTCAATGCCTAGTTAAAAATTCCGATATGCAAATGGCCGAATCATTAAGTTGGGAAATTTATGAGTCATTAAGGATGAAAACTGATTTTTCAGTAGGAAACACTAAAGTCATTTTATGTAGAGCAACACAGCCTGAGTTTGTCCAAGAGACAGACGATGGCTGTTTTTTATATTCGGTTGATCTTTCATTTATCACTGATCAAGGGGAGTGATTATATGGCTAAAATTGCAGGTGTTGATGTTTTATTGAAAGTCAATGTTGGGGATGAAGAAACCCCGGAATTTGTTGTTTTAGGTGGTCAAACTAATGCGACTTTGAGCCGTGAAGCTGAAGAGATTGATGTTTCAGCAAAAACCGATCCTGCTGGTTATGGTGATTTTTTGGTTGGTCGGAAATCCTGGTCTATTGAATGTGAAGGATTTATGGTTGAATCGGATGCTTCAATCGATCATTTAGAGCAAATTTATGAAGCTAGAGCTTTTGTTGACCTGGAATTGGCATACCCAAGCGGAAAGAAATATTCGGGAAAAGGTGTAATCACTGAATTTTCTTTGGAATTCCCTTCTGATGATGGTGCAACTTACAGCTTAACTATTACGGGTGCCGGACCTCTGACGCCTAGTAACTAATAAAGAAGAGGGGTGGATTTATGGCAAATAAGAAGCGTGGTTATGTTTCGGTTAATTTGGATAAACCCAGAAAATTGAAATACACATTCAATGCTTTCTGTGAGCTTGAAGATAAAGGAATGAATTTACTTGAGATGAAAGAGGATAACTTTAAGTTAAAAGACATTCGTTTGCTTGTTTGGGCTGGACTTCGGCATGAACTGCCCGATCTGACGCCGGAAGATGCTGGTGAACTGATCGATTACGGAAATCTGAAAGAAATTTCTGAAGCAGTTGCTGAAGCAGTCCAGGCAGCATTTGACGTTAATGTGGATGAAGTGGGGAAGTAGATGAACCCCCAATATGGAATTGGGATGAAATGATAAAGACTGCTTTTACTCTAGGAATCAAGCCGGATGAATTTTGGTCTATGATTCCTAGGGAATTCTTTTTACTTGTGGAAGCCTATAATGAAGAAGTGGAAAGAGAGTTTGAAGTTTATCAACACTTACTCGCTTGGCATGCGGCCAACATTATGAATGCTTCAGGAAACCTTAAACGGTCTGTCACAGTGGATAAATTGTTAGGGAAGAACAAAAAGAAAAAAGTATCCCTAAGCAGAGAAGAGCAAAAGAAAAAGCTCGAAGATTTAAAAAGAAAATTTGGTTACTAGATCCTCCATAGAAGGGAGGTTTTTTATTTGGCAATTGCTCAAGTAGTTGCCCAATTCATAGCGGATACTTCACAACTAAGAGCACAACTTGCAGCGGCACAAGCAAGTGTGGCTTCAGCAGCATCTTCTTTTCAACGTGCAGGCAGTACAATGGGCAGTGCTTTTAAAGAGACGGAGAAATCAAGCGGTAATTTGAGACAGTCAATGCACAACTTGCAAGAACAAAGCCAAGCAGTTGGCTCCGCTTTTGGTGTTGCAGGGGTTGCAATTGGTGCTGCACTTGGTTTTTCCGTTAAAAAAGCTGCTGATTTTGAACAGGCAATTGATAAGGTGGCCGCTGTATCTGGAGCAACAGATGCCGAATTAGTGCAATTACGACAAACTGCATTGGAACTTGGGGCATCAACTTCAAAGTCAGCATCTGAAGTGGCTGAGGGCATGCAACAAATGGCTGCTGCCGGGTACGATGCAAATGAAATTATTGCTGCCATGCCCGGAATCATTGCAGCTGCTGAAGCAAGTGGGGAAAATATGGCCAGAACAACAGAAGTTGTGTCTGCCGCTTTGAATGGGTTCGGTTTAGAAGCTAGTGAAGCTTCCCATGTGGCGGATGTCTTGGCACAATCGGCTAACCAATCTGCTGCAAGTATCGATGACATGGGATATGCCTTCAAATATGCTGCACCTGTCGCTAAACAATTGGGCTTTTCCCTTGAATGGTTAGCGGCCGCAACAGGTGTAATGGCTGACGCTGGTATGCGAGGGGAACAGGCAGGTACAACATTAAGGATGGCATTTACACGGTTGGTCGATCCCCCAAGGGAAGCTGCAAAAACCATCGAACAAATGGGAATCAGCTTACATGATGCAAACGGAAAGATGAAACCTGCACCACAACTATTAAACGAAATTTTTGATGGTCTGCGTAAAATGAGCGGGGAACAAAGAGCTGCTGCGGCAAGTACCATCTTTGGAACTGAAGCAATGTCTGGGATGCTTACCCTAATGGATACATCCCCAGAAAAATTCAATAAGCTGGTTCAAGGTTTGGAAAACTCAGACGGTGCTGCAGCAAAGACCGCAGAGATCATGAAAGGGAATTTGAAAGGATCATTAGAGGAATTAAGTGGTGCAATTGAAACATTGCAAATATCTTTTGGATCAAAACTTGCTCCAGTTATTGACCGGATAGCTAACGGGCTGACTAAATTGGTTAATTGGTTTAACTCTTTAAGTGGACCAATGCAAACATTTATCGTCATTTTTAGTTCGGTCATTGCTGTCCTGCTAATCTTAGGTTCAATCGTGGCCTTTGTAGCGGCTGGAATTGCTTCAATTGCAGTAGCATTCGGGATTGCAGCGTCCACAGTTGCCATTGTGATCGGTATTATTGCGGCTGTGGTTGCAGTACTTTTTGCAGTTGGTGCAGCCGCTGTTTGGTTGTGGAATAACTGGGACCGGATCATGAATGCCATAAAGACTGTGGCCATCAATGTATGGAATACCATCAAGCAATGGTTATCTACGACTTGGGAATCAATAAAACAATCTGCATCTTCTATTTGGAATAGTCTAAAAACAACCATTACAAACGCTTGGAATTCCATTAAAAGCTTTGCCATAAGTGTTTGGAACAAAATCAAAAGCACGGTTGTAGGTGCTTTTGAATGGATGTACAACCACAACTATTATTTTGAGGCCTTGGTTAATTTTATCAGGGATTGCTGGAACAAAGCTAAAGAATGGACATCCAGTGTCTGGAACACAGTCAAAAGCTTTTTATCCAGTGTTTGGAACGGTCTAAAATCGACTGGAAATTCTATTTTCAACGGCATTAAAAGCGTGATTTCTTCTGTTTGGAATACTATTAAATCTTTGACCACAAATACATGGAATAGTATTAAATCCGCAACTTCAAGTGCCTGGAACAGTGTAAAATCCACTATTTCAAGTGTGGCAAACAGTATCAAATCAACACTCAGTGGTTTAGCAAGTCAGGCACTTTCTTGGGGTAAGAACTTGCTGACAATGTTTGCCCAAGGAATTAAATCCAAAGTTTCAGCAGTAATTTCAGCAGCAAAAGATGCTGCAAAAGCAGTTGCCCGGATTTTAGGGTTCCACTCTCCAACTGAAGAGGGACCTGCATCTGATTCAGACACTTGGGCACCGAACTTTGTAAAAATGTTCGCTGATGGATTAAGAAAGACACAACCTCTAGTGGAGCGTCAATTAAATTCCATTGCTGGTAAGATGCAAGCTTTATCCTATGTTCCTATTAATCCTCAACTGGTCAATCCGGTTATGTCGGGATCGTTAATTACTGCAACTGGTTCTAATTCGTTTGGTTCGGAAACTCAAGATGGAAACATCATCATTACTGGCAATACGTTTAACGTGCGGTCTGAAAACGATATTCGTCAAATTGCCAGAGAACTGGACCGTTTGAAAAATCAAAGATTAAGATCCATAGGAAAGGTGAGGTGATACGTGGTGTTTTCATTTAACGGGAAACATGCGACAGAATACTTTGATAAAGTTTTGGATGTTAAACGTGGAATGTCAGCACCACGTTCACCAAAACTTCAAACTATACCCGGAAAAGCAGGGGTTTATTTTTTCGGTTTAGATAAAGATGTACTAGAGTTTGAAGTTATTGCATTGATTAAAGGCACGGATAATAAGGAACTTTGGTCAAGAATTAGATCCATAAATGGTTGGTTGTTGCAGAATGACCTGAAGAAACTCGTTTTAGATGATGAGCCTGACTTGTATTATTTGGCTGTTTGCACCGATAAATTAAACATTGATGAAATCATAGAAACCGGAATTGCATCGTTTAAATTCCTGGTCCCGGAATCTTATGCCTATGGCCAAACAAAGCAACAACGGGTAGGTTCAGCTTCAGCACAATTTTGCCGACCGGGAATTCGATACAGAGAAGACGGATCAGAAGTGACCGAAAATTACCCGATTTACAAAGACGGAAAGTTTGGTCAAGCAATTTTGGTTGAAGAAGGTACCACTAATTTATTAAATTCTGCTGCTAATCCTACTCAAGAAGAGGTTCAGGTTGAAATCGGTCAAGACTATTACCTATCCGTAATTGATGGATCGGCAACAGTTGAACATAAACGAACAGAAAACTTAACGAAAATCCAATTAGAAAAAGAAGGACAGGATATCAACGGAAACACTGACTGGACTCAAGGAACCCATAACAGCACAGAAGCTGTTTCTGGTTCTTTACAATTAGCTAAATCGGGTGTTGACTTGAATTACCATGAAACAGACTTTACAACGGGAACCTTTGAAAATACAACAGTGGTCCAGGATAATTCCGGTGATAATTATGTAGGGATTCAAATTCTTCCTTGGAATTACAGGGATTACATGGGTAATCTCGGACTGTGGGTTGGTAGTGGAACAAGGGGTGCTCGTGTAATTTCCGAAAATGGAACTACTTTTACACGTGTGACATCATCCTTAAATGAAAACGTTGGAGTAGACCGAAGATCTACAGACATCGTTTTTAGTAAAGGGTTTACCCTGGATTTTAGGGCTAGAGTTTCAGGGGATTTTACATTCTACATTTCTGATGGAACTGTTGGATTTACGGATGTCATCCCTCAAACAGACAATCAGTGGAAGTGGTTCAGAATTTCAATTCAAGATAGTTCAACAGGTGTACTTTATATGGATGGAGAGCAAGTAAAGGATTTGACGTCTATTTCGTATACCACACAACGTATTCTTTTAGGATACAGAACCTCAGGGGTTGAAGGTTTGACTTTTGATGTAGATGCAGTTTATTATGCAGGATCTGATTTTGGACCACAAGTCATGTTGTACGAGGGGGATTATTATTCTGATGAAATAGACTTGTCCAGTGTCGGGAATGTAGATTCCATTACCACAGACAAGACATCAAATAATGGACTGAGATATTCCGGCGAAGAAGGTTCTTTATCCATCAAATATCAAATAGGAACATTTGATGGTACTAAAACAAATTGGTCAGGTTCTTGGTCGGATACAATTCCTCTTGAAAAGGGAGAAGACGTTACTAATAAAAGATTGAAGTATTGGGTTCACTTTCAAACATCGGATTCTGGAGATACCCCTAAACTGTTTGATGTATCAATTGGAATGAAATCAGGATACAGTAAAACTGGCCATTGGGAATCTCTGCCCGTGAATGTCTCACAAGTCGTCAAAGCATCTTCTGCTGTTCAAAGCTGGTCTGAGGAGTTACCAAATGGAACAAGCATTCAGCTACAAACCCGGATTTCAACTGATGGAGAAACCTGGACCGAATATCAAGACACAACAAATGGTGATCAAATACCGTCTATCGATCAAACAACGGATCTTTCTAACGCTCAATACCAATATAAATTTATTTTGTCCACCAGTGATGTGTCAGTAACGCCAAAAGTGATCAATGCTGATTATAGTTTTTTATCAGGGTATAAATCGGAGATGATCATTGAACTTCCTGAATACCCAGTAGATTCAATCGGAATTGCTGAAAATTCGATTGTAGAATGGGTAGAGGATGAAAAACCTTCAGCAACAAGTATTGTCTTTGAATCAAGTTTGGATCAAACAAATTGGACTACAGTTGAAAATGGTGGCCAATTAATTCCTGCAGGGACTGATTTGTCAGGAAAATCCCTGTATTTGCGGTATACCTTGTCCACTTCAGACACTGGTCAAACACCAATCCTTGAACCAACATTGATATGGTATATACAACAGCAAGGCTATAAAATCCGTCCAGCAACTTCCGCAATCCGAGTAACTCCTGACAATGTTTCTAGGTGGCAGTTAGAACAAAAATCTTATGCAACAGGATGGCATACCACTGGGACAAGGGAAGGTGAAAGCCTGAAAATTCATGTCCAAGATTTGATAGATCCGTCAGATGGAGAGACAGACGGAGCAGTAGACCTTTACGTTTATGAGGATGGTAAAAGCTCGGTTCGTTATTTGCTTGATACTGATGGCACTTATCGGACTCAGATATTTAGAAACGAAAACATATATGAATTTTGGTATGATGGTCAGAAATTAGCTGAAACTGAAGCACCTGAAATAGGATGGCATCATTTGGGGCTGACATGGGACGCTACAACTTTTTGGTTATATTTAGACGGTTCATTGGTCGAATCAGTATCTGTGGAATCTGTAGATTTGATTGGCACCGTTTATTTATATATTGGCTGTGACAAGGAAGGAAACAATCAATGGAGTAGTCTAATTGATGATTTGGTTGTATCTAATGAATTTAAGGATGCAAGTTATTTTGCTGCACGTGCTAATTCTACAGATCCTTCTGGACCAAGTTTAACAGCCAATGTTTACCCGTTTGATAACACTTTATCAGCTATAGGGGATTCCAACATTGTCTATCAAGGAACCGCCGAAGCATACCCTGTGTTCACCATCACATTTGCAGCAAGTGTTGATAATTTCCGAATCACTGACGGTGACGAATATATACAAGTGATCCACAATTTCCAACCCAATGATGTGCTTGTTGTTGACTGTGAAAATCAAGTGGTCCGCTTAAATGGTGCTTCCATCATGGAAAGCATTGATTTAGATTCGGATTTCTTTTCCGTAGAAAATGGTGACGTGATAGGAATTGATCCGGCAGGGGTTGCAACTGTGGATGTTGCTTTCACAGAAAGGTGGTTGTGATATGGAGAATTTGAAACTGTGGATTTTAGATAAAGATGAGAAGGTTAAGGCAGTTCTCCAAAACCGGGGAACTGCTTCTGTTTTATTAGAAGCAATTCACAGAGAAATCATTAATGGTGAAAACTATCTTGAATTTGTGATTCCTTCTGACCATGACAAAGCAGAGTATTTGATTGAGGAAAACATTGTCTTGTATAAAGATCCGGATGGAAATTGGAATGAATTTGTTATCCGGGAGATTGAGGATGAACATTCAGATGGTCTTTTTAAACGGGTTGTTTGTGATTCTTCGAGCTTGGAATTAAATGATTATGTTATTAGAGACATCAGACCGGAAAATCGTGATGCTGAGTATATGTTAAATCAAATACTTCAAGACACAAGATGGAGTGTCGGGAATGTTAATGTACCAGGAATAAGCACCCGTGTTTTTTATAACAAAACTGCACTTGAATGCATTCATGAACTGGCTGAACTGTTTGGGGGAGAATTACAGTTCAGGACTGAGTTTGTGGGAAACAAAATTATTGCACGATATGTTGACCTGGTCCAGAAAAGAGGAACCAACAGAGGAAAACGGTTTGTTTATGGCAAGGATATAAAAACTGTAAAAAGAAGGGTTGATACTTCCAACTTGGCAACAGCTTTGGTTGGTCGGGGAAAGGGTGTTGAAAACGAGGAAGGGACAGGATATGGCCGTAAACTTGACTTCCGGGAAGTAGAGTGGTCTGTTGATAAAGGTGATCCGGTGGATAAACCTTTAGGTCAAGATTGGGTGGGCGATGAAGAAGCCCTCCAGCAATTTGGCAGACCTTCTCCAAATGGCTTAGTCCACAGGACTAGAATTGTTGAATTTGAAGATGAAGAAGATCCTGAAGTTCTACTTCAAAAAACATGGGAAACGTTGAAAGTGATGAAATTTCCTGTGATCAGTTACGAACTTGAAGTAATTGATTTGGAATCTGTGAAAGGGCATGAATACGAGGCCGTGAGGTTAGGGGATACGGTAACTTGTATAGATAAAACATTCAAACCTGAACTTAGATTGGATGCACGAATTGTTGAGCTTGAACGTGATTTGTTAAATCCTGAGAATACAAAAATTGTTATGGGGAACGTGCAAAATGCTTTCAAAGATGCTGAGCGGAACTATGATACGGAAAAACGTCAGCAAGATAGAACTATTCCTACCTCTTGGCTTGAGGGTTATATTGATACCCTCAGGAATGAAATTATTGGGGGATCAGGAACTGTAAGACATACTGATGATGGTATTTTGCTTTTAGACAAAAGACCTGACAATAATCCATCCAGGGCAATCTTATTGAACAATGGGATTATTGCACTATCCAACAAAAGAAATCCAGCGAATGATCCTGCAACTGCAGCAGGGTGGGACTTCTCAGAAGGCACCTTCATAACCGGAGACGGTGCATATGCAGACAAAATTGTGGCCGGAACCATGTTGGCGGACCGGGTTCGTGGAGGTTCTTTATACCTCGGAGGGGTTGTAGACGGTATTGGGAAAAATGGTCGGATGCTACTATTAGATGATCAAAATGAAATTGTGTGTCAATTGGATGCTGAAACACGTGGATTTGATGAACTGTTTGTTGGAAAAATTTCTGGAAACAATGTCGTAACCAAGAATTTTGATCGTGTTGAATATTTTGTAGATCCTGTAAACGGATCAGACAATAATGACGGGAAATCCTGGTCCACAGCTTTTCAGTCATTGCAACATGCGATTTCTCAGATTCCTGAAATCAATGAGGGCTACATTTCAATTGATGTTGCTGAAAATTCAACACTCAATGAAGTCATTGAACTGACAGGTAAGAGTGGAAGCGGGATCGTCCAAATTGATTTGGGCGGTTCAACGTTAAATGGGTTCATTCGGGTTGCTTCCTGCACACAAAGGATCAGGTTAAGAAATGGAACGGTCATTCATACAGGTGAAACTCATCCTGAAGATAGTGGACCCTATGCCTGCATTAGAGCGTTAGTATCAAACTGGGTAACTGTTGAAAACATGACGCTCCAGGCATCTCAAAAAGCCCTCTTCTGTGCAGCATCTGAAGGAGCAAATATTCAACTGATAAATGTTAGCTGTTATGGTGCAACTGATTCTCTGATTTATGGTGTTTTTGGTGCAATGATTAAGGTTGTGAATTGTTCCGGTAATGGTCCGATTGGTATGAAGGCATCGGATACAACAATTATTGCAGGATACGGAACACAACCTGCCGGAGCGAATCCAGAAAGACATACTGCACCAATTAACGGAGGAATTATTCAAGGATCTTGGTCATTGGATAGTGGAGGTTCTGCTCCAGAAACTTCAGTACCCGGAAAGAAAACGTGGAATGCGACATTGACCAAGTCTTGGGATACGGTGTATGGCTGGAATGCCGATGATCCAAAGCAAGGAAATGGTGGTTCATGGTCACCAGCAGGGACACATAGAGGTTTGTGGTTTTTCAATTCCAGTGATATCCGGCAAACATTGGCTGGAACAAATCCTAAATCCATTCGAATCTATCTGAAACGAAAATCTAAAGGTGGTTATTATAAACCAGTTCCCTTGTATTTCTGGACCCATAACTTAACGGGAGTACAAGGCGAAATGCCAACATTATCAAACAGTGCAGGGAATTTGGCCAACTTCAACATTGGAGAAGGAAAATGGGTTGAACTGCCAATTTCCTATGCACGTGCATTACGGGATGGAAGTGCTAAGGGAATTGCAATTTATACCTCAAACACATCGCAAAATTACTATTGTGTAATGGAACCCACTGCAACTTTAGAAATCACATGGTAGGAAAGGGAAATTACTATGAAAAAACTGATTTTTCACAATGGAGATGTAATTGAATCTTATTCTTTGTTGAATGACAGGGTGGAAGTGGAATTTCGAGAAAACGGGGTTCACATCTTTTCAGATTATCGGGTGAATAGTGTAGGGGGTATTGTTACCCCTTTTATTATTATTCCTGACAACATCCCCAATACGATTCCCACTGAAGTGGGTGATCCAGTGGAACCACTCAAAAGGTACGATATGACAGAGCAATTAACCGTGTACAAATACTTCTGGGATTAATTCTGTGGAAGGGGTTGTGTCGATGGAATATGTTCTTAAACTCATAACTTCTGTTTTGGGTGGTGTTCTTATTTTTATCTTTGGTTCTTGGCATGATCTATTTGTGATTTTTATAGCTTTGTGGTTTTTAGATGTTATTACCGGGATGATGGCCGCCGGAAAAAAGGGCAGAATTTCCTCAATCAAAGGAACTGTTGGTCTTGCAAAGAAAATTGGGGTTTTCTGTTTGATTTCTACTGCCCACATAGCTGATTTACTATTAAACACTGGCGAAGTCATCCGGGATTCAACTTTGATGTGGTTTGTTGTAAACGAATTGATCAGCATTATTGAAAATGCTGGTCGTGCCGGATTACCGATCCCGCCAAAACTTCAAAAAGCAATTGAAGTTCTGAAAGAAGAGTCAACCAAAACTGAAAAAGAACAGAAGTAAAGGAGTTGATTCTAATGGCCATGACTTATGCAAGCACCAACCAAAAACGAATTTCAGAATTGCAACCACAAGTAAAATCTGCAGCAGAAAAGGCATTAACTGAAGCAGAAAAAGCTGGTTTGGATATTTTGATTACAGATGGCTTGCGAACTTTTGCGGAACAAAATGAGCTTTACGCTCAAGGAAGAACAAAACCGGGTAAGATTGTCACTAATGCAAAAGCCGGGCAGTCTTATCACAACTTCGGCTTAGCATTTGACTTCTGCTTAATCGAGAATGGCAAGGCTTGTTGGGATGTAAACAATAAGTGGAAACAGTTTGTTAACATTTGTAAAAAACAAGGATTTGAATGGGGTGGAGATTGGACGAGTTTTAAAGATTACCCACACTTTGAAATGACAGGTGGGTTGTCCCTTGCCCAATGCCGTGCAAAATGGCCTAACGGATGGAAACCCACAAGCACCAGCACAGGAACAGCCACAACGTATGTTGAGATGGACGAATTACCTTTGAAGAAAGGTCATAAAGACGGTTTTCTTAAACTTGTGTCCAAGCTTCAAGAAAGACTTAAAGTTAAGGTTGACGGGTATTTTGGAGCCACAACGGAAGAAAGTGTGAAAATGTGGCAAGAACGGCACGATGAAAATGGTAATGCCGTATCGATTGGAAAAGGATTAACAGCAGATGGAATTGTGGGTGAAAAGACTTGGAAAGCACTTTTTGGCGAGCTTCCGAAGATTGAATATGTAGAAGATTATCACGCTCCTTTTGAAATTGGTTCTAAAGGGGATGCCGTGAAAAAGATTCAGAATAGATTGAAAATAAATGCTGATGGTTACTACGGGGTGGCCACAGCCCAGTCTGTTCGTACTTGGCAAGAACGGCATGATGCAGACGGTAACGCTGTATCGATTGGGCAAGGGCTTCCTGCAACGGGGATTGTTGATTTCACGACTTGGTATGCATTGTTTCCGGAGGAAAAACCTCGGGAACCTGCTTATGAAGTGGCAGTTGACGGGGAAATTGTCGTAACCTCCGCATATGACAAATACGTCATTGAAGCAGTGCAAAACGCCATCAAAGACAATAAAGCTGAAAAAATCGTTATTGAAAGGGTGGACTATTAATGAATTGGAAGGAATATTTGAAGGATAAAAAATTGTGGGCTATTGTTGTACTTTTTGTTTTGTATATCTTGCAATCCTTTGGTATTGATGTTCCGCAGGAATTAAATGATTATTTCCAAAAACTTTTCCTTGAAATTTTTGCTTAATAAAAATAAAGATCCTTACCTTTTCTTGGTAAGGATCTTCTAATACATATCAGCTTTCAGGTGGATCACTTACTGTAGACTTAACAAAGATCTTGGTTGCAACCATTTAAACCACTCCTTTCAAGTCCATAATCAATTGTACAATATTTTTATAATGTTCGTGAAGTGATTCTTTGTTGTCTTCCCCTTCAAGACATTTACAGATTCTCCATGCAACATCTAGTTCTTTATTTTTATTTCCCGTTTTTGTTAGGACACTTTCAGCATTTTTGTATTCTTTCATTGCTTTTTTAAGCTTTCCAGTTTCCCTAAAGCAATCCCCTAGTAAGATGTATGAATCAATGATGTGGTCCAGCATTTTGTGGGATCTGGCAAATTTATTTGCAATTTTAAATTGCTCAATTGCCTGCTCCGGTTGGCCTTCTTCTTTTAAGACTTTTCCATAGGTAAGGTGTGCGTAGGCTTTAACTTTTTCATTGCAGTTTTCAATCATTTCTATTGCAATTTCTATATCAGCTTTCGCATTGGACAATTTACCCATTTGTAAATGAGCATTTGCCAAGATTGTCCAAAGCTCACAGGAGCGGTCCAGAAACTCATTTCTCCTTGCCTTTTCGATTCCCTCCAAAAGAAATTCAATTGCATCCTCATACATGCCTAGCTTGATCAAAAATAATGCACGTTTTTCATACATAGTTAATACAAGTCGCATATCATCAATTTCATGCATAAATTCCCAAAGCTTGATGATTGCACTTAGGGCTTCGCCGAACTTTTCTTGGGCTTCCAGGATATATACTTTCATAATGTAAAGATTGTACCTGATATATTTTCGATCCCCTTCATCATTGAAATGAAAAAGGCCTTGATCAACATATTCCAGGGCTAAATCGAGTTCTTTGGTGTAATAACAAACACGACTTAGCTCATACAATGAATTAGACTTTATATTGTCTTGGGTGGATTCACAAATTTCAATGGATTGCCTGAGGGCCAACTTTGCTTTGTCCCATTGCTTGGTCCTGATATAACATTTTCCCCGTAAGTAAAAGATGTAGGGAGTGTTCATTGAGTATTTATTTTGGATGTCATTAAGCATCTGTAAGCATTTTTCCGTTGAAAGGTTGTGGGCTAACAAGCTTTCAATACCTTGCAGTTGTTCCAAAACGGTTTCATTATCTTGGTCAATCTCTTGAAGATCCTGGACCATTTGATCAACATCGATATCTAGCTTTTCACATAAACGGATAATGCGGCCAATATCGACAGAAAGAACACCACGTTCAATATTTGAAATTGTTGACTGTGACAAACCGTCTTCCACTAATAAGGAACTTTTAATTCCTTTTCTTTTTCTTTCTCGCTTCAAATAGTCCCCTATCTTCTTTCTCTCAATTGTTTCCAGGCTACTCACCATTATCACCCAAGAAGAATTATATAATAAATTTTCTAAAAAGTCACTCTTAAATATTTGATGTTAGCGTGGTTTTCGTGGTATATCATCCCGTTAATCAATTTATCCATCATAAATGTGAATATTTTTAGCATATGAGTCCAATATTATGGTAAATCGGGCTTATTGCAGTAAAAATATAAATATTGTGAAAAATTAAATGCATGGTTAGAATTGATAATAGAAAGGGGATATCACCATGAGAAATGTAGAAAATCCGATTGTTTTGTTGAAAACACAAGAAGGAAAACAGATAATTTTGTTTTTCGAGAAGGGGAAAGTTCAATTTGAGAATGGAAAAATCAAGTTTATGGGGACGAGCAGTGAAAAAACATTATTAAGGGAGGTTATATAATGTTAAAAAAGGAAAGGGAGGAAATTGTTTTAGCACTAACATATTCATTAACGAAAAACGGGATCAAACCCAAGAAGATAATTGAAATCTTTGAGGATATACACAAATACAATCCAAGACTCAACTTGAGTTTGAAAACAAAGTTGCCAACAAAAAGAAGACGAACACAAGAAAGGCCTTCCTGAGATTTAGGGAAGGCTTTTTAATTTGAAATTTCAAGATATTCTTTTTCTGGGATGACCACTTGGCAATTCCTGCATCTATAGTTTTCCTTTTTAAAGATCAGTATCAGAATCAGCAGCGGAATCAAAATGATAAACCCAATACCTAAAGTGATTAACGAAGCAATACCACCTATCCCGCCGAACATAAGGAGTGCCCACTTTTTTCCGTGTTTCTCCAGTTTATGTTGGCCACAATTTGGACATTGTTGATAGTGTTTTTTCATCAGCTATAACCTCCTTTCCTTATATTCGGCGAATTCATTTAATTTATGACCTTTTAGTTAAATTTCGCCTGTCAAAGCAGATCAAAATAATTCAACCATTGGCTCCACCTTTTCTATCTATTACTTTACATACTTTTCAACAAGTTCTACCAGCACATCCCCATGGCATGGGGCTGGCTTGCAAAAACAGCCTAATGTTTTACCTTTCAATTCATGTAGGCTGTTCATTAAAGTTGGTTGTTGCAGTACCCATTCCTTATATTTTTGAATTGCTTCTTCACGGGAAGATACCATGTACTTGGCTTTTGTTCCTGGTTTCCAGGAATATGGGTTTCCCCATTTAGAACCTCTGCCTATATACACATCAAAAGGTTCAGTGTATTTATTCACAACACGAGTTTTCACTGAATAACCACCCCTTTACACCCACATAAGGTGAATTAGATCAGCACAAAACCTGAGAAAAGTAAAATCGTTCTCGACTTTTAATAAACCTTCCCAAACAGGACGGGAGGGAGTTTCATATTTAGATAGCACTTTCAAATATTCCCGTAAATCATTTGCAACTTGCTTCATCTCATTTTTTCTTTGCTCACTTGCCGAATTATCGAATGTCATTTTTGAATAGATGAAATCGCGAATCAATTCATATTCATCACTAGATCCTTCATAAGACAAACCCCAATGGTCCGCAAGTTCCATAACATCCCAACTCTTAAACTTCATAAAAATCACCATCATTTCAGTTTTAGGTTAAACTTGGGCCGGCCCACCTTTGCTTGTTCAATCATTTGTTTCAGCCCGCTTTTTCCATACTTCACTAGAACATCGTTGCAGTCCTTACAATCAGCAGGAAAAGTCACATGAAGAATTTGAACATGGCCATTAAGACTTTCTGTAATGTTTTGTTTCAAGTTTCTTCCGGCTTCATCATTATCAGACGCAATGACTACACGTTTAATATTTGTGCCTAGAATCATTTCCTTTTTATGATCAGACCATTTAGATCCACCGATAGCTAGACTGGGAAACCCGGCTACAATACAAGATAAGGAATCAATTTCCGCTTCCGTAATGACGGCCATGTCTAGGTAATCTTTTTGGTGAAATATTTGAATTCCAAATAACAACTTTGAAATACTCCATCCGCCTTTTGTGTAAAAGAAGCGTTTGCTGGTTGTTTTCCGGTATTTGATGTTTGCCAGTTCACCATTCGGAAGGAGCCAAGGAAATGCGATGGCTTTATTTTGTTTGTCATATCCAACCTTTAAGGCTCTTTGGATGTTTTTGGGGATTCCACGATTAGCTAAGTAATCATGAGGTTCAAGATTTTTTATAAGAGAGTGGGGGAGTGTGGCCTTCTTAATGGTGTCCTGTTTCAATCTCAACTTTTTAAACTGAAACTTTGATGAATCAGAAGTTCCATACTTATCAAGCAAATATTCAATAGTATCCTCTGGAGTTTCTTCTCTTAAAAAAGAAAGGAGGGTAATAAACCCACCTTTTTCATATTCTCCAGAACCGCCACTATCACCCCAGAAACCTGCTTTTGCGTCCGTTCTCAGATCGTCTTCTAGAAAGCAATAGAATGATGGACGATTGTCATCTCTGAAAGGACTGCAAGCGATCAATTTATTTGCAGTCCAGGTTGCATTTCTCCATTCGAATTCTTCAAGTTCTTCTCGAATGTCAACCTCTATATGCTGACCATTAAGTGCAAGTTCTGCCACTTTACCAACCTTCTTTCACCATTTAGCTGAAATTCCAAAATAACCAATGAACAAATCAAAACCTTTTGTTGTCAATTCAAAAGCGAACCCAAAACAAGTCGGTTCAGAAAGATAGACACAAACATAGTTGCTGAGCCAGAATTCTTTCCAAGTCCACATAAGTTTAACACCTCTATTTTTCGGGAGAGTGATTCATAAACTTCCCAGCATTTTTGTTTTGTGCCGGTCCGGAGGGTAATGGAATTAAAACACAGGGTTGTCTTTGATAAACTCTTTCATTTCCTCAACAGTTGGAAGCTCACGGATAATCCCGTAGTTTGGCAAAAAGACTATTTCAATCCGCTGATCTTCGCCGCCACCTCTTGCTTTTCGGGGGACCAGGATTCCACGGCCATCAATAGTATCCATACTAATCACGTAGGAACTACCATCCCGAATTTCACTTGATTTTTTAACATCTTTCCGTTTGGGCGGCTTTAATTCACGAATTCCATTTTCATCTTCTTCTGCATCAACCTCTTCTGCCTGGGTTGCGGTTAAAATTGTAGTTTGAGTTAATCCGGAAAGTTCACGTAAAGCAACAACTGTTTTTGCCAAATCGCCCCCAGCCGTCCGGCTGCTATTGAATTCCCGGTGCATCAAATAAACTGGATCTACCACAACAAAGTCAGCCTTGGTTCGAATGATCTCAGCGTGAAGGGCCTTAATGCTTTTGTCCCTAAAGGTTTTCATATCAACTGTTTTAAAGATTAATTTCCCGTCAACCATTTTGTTTAGGGACGATGCAAAATCCCACAACAGTTTTCTCAAATCTTCAGGAAGCCTTGTCATCATAATATCTTTTTGCGGAAAACCTGCATCAAAATCAATCCCTAATTCTTTAATTTGATTAATAATTTCTTCGCTGTTTCCAAAAATGCGTTCAAGTTGATCTTCTGTCAACTTTCCACGGAATAAACCTTGCCGTGCAGATAAGGAAGAGTAGGCACGACAGAAAAGCTCAAAGGCAATCATTTCTAATCCCCAGTAAAGAACCGTTGCACCATTCACAAGGGCTTCGAGTGCTTCTTCCAGCAGGATTATGGACTTCCCACGCCCGGACGGGCCGTAATACGTGTATAAGTTCCCTGAACTGTAGCCACCACCTAAAATATTGTTTAGAGTAGGGAATTTTGATTTCCAAACCTTAAAAGATTCTCCTTTTTGTCTTCGCTCATATTCGTCAAAAAACCATTCATAATCTTCTGTGAGCGACAGTCCAATTTTCTTTTGCGTTATTGTTTCCATCTTAATCTTCTCAAGTTCGTCTTGGAGGATTTCGATAAGTTCTAGTCCTGATTTCTGGTTAATCAAAGTGCCAAGATTATCTTTTTTCTCAAAGTCATCATCTTCATTAAGCTTCCCCTGGATCAACCGGATGATTTCATTCTTTGCATGGTTTTGGTTAATTTCTTCAGCCAAAACATCAAAGGAGGAGTTTGTGGGTGTGTATACAAATTGTTCAAATTGAATTGCAACTTCTTCCGGGGAAGGAGTGTCGCCATTTTTGGCGACATACTCATTAATATATTTGAAAATTTCACGTTCGGACTTGTTAAGCTTCTCTGTAGTGATTCCGTACTGTGTAAAGGCATCAATGAACTTGGTATCCAGCATTTTTGAGAAAAATTTCATCGTAGCAATGGCCATTAAAAATTCCTCCTTAATCGGGAATTTTGAGTAAAAACCTGCCCAGTCGTTTTGCTTTTTCAAGGAATCGCTGATCTCCGTAATAGTTGTAGAGGTCTAGTTTCTCATCAATCCTTTTCATCGTTTCTTCTCTTAGGTAATTGAGGTACTTTGTTTTATTGTGGCGACTCGGTTTAGGTTTTCGGGGGGAGAAATAAGACATATCTTCTTCTGCACCATATACAAACTTTTTCGTTTTTGTATTCATCAGCCAATACATATAATCTCGTAAACTTAGATCGAATTCTTCAGATTTGATGACTTTATAAACACCTTCATAATTTTCAACTCTTACTAAATCTCCAGGTTTGAATTTGGGCTTTAATTCCTGCAATTCATCTTCATCACACAGTTCCCATTGATATGTCTTTAAAGACTCAATCCTATAGTGAAAACGTGAGTTATAAGTTAAACAAAGATCAACCATATAAATATCATCTTCATAACCAGATCTTTTAACAATATCTCCGGGTTCAAATTTTGGATTCACCAAAATCACCCTTTCAGTAAATGAAGTCCTGTCTCAGCCCACGGTGAGAGGTGCCTATAAATTCAATCTGTGTGTTATGGTCCCGAATTCGGTCGTACATCCGCTTATCATACTTCAGCAAAAGATCCTCCATTTTTACGTTTGATGTAAAGACTGTAGGGAGCCAATTCACCAAGCGATGGTTTATTAAATCATGTGCGACTCCATGAAACTTTTCACTAGGATCTTCAATTCCAATATCATCGATAACCAGCAAGGTAACGTTCTTTGCGATGTTTCGTTGATTATAAAACCGCCTTGAAGTTTTGTCCGAAATGTCTTTTGGTACCTTTGGGTGATTAAATTCTGCAAAAGACCGTTGCCATTCGTTGAAGTCCAGGAAGTAAACAGGACGTTCCGGTGGTTGTTTTCCTCGTTTCAGAGATTCCACGAAGGTATAAACCAAGAAAGAATTTGCAATGGATGCAGCAGTGGCCGTTTTACCAGTACCAACTTCATCAGAATATAAATAAAGTGGCTTGATTCTTTCTGCATTTTCCTTGAAAATCATGGGGAAGAAGTGCCTAGCCCATTTATCAACCAAATTGAAAACAGTTTTTTGACTTTCTCTGACAGGGTTGTGGTCAATGGTCATCCAGCGATATTCTTTAGGGATATTCGCTGTCTGAACTCTTCCAGCAAGGCCATTTATCCCGTGCATTGCAACATACAACGGGCACGTTTTCTTACATTGGGGAGATCCTGCCTTTTTGCAGGTTCCCCGTAGGATGCAGTTCTTTTCATTTGTCATTGTTCAATCCCCCAATATTTCAAAATATCAGCGACTTTATCTTTTTGTTTATCCTCTACAATTTCTCTAACTTGTTGACGGTGTTTATAATTCTCCACTTTCCGTTTGTGTTCGACAATCTTTTGAGCTTTGCCCATCAGATAATACATCTTGCCAATCATGTAGAAAAAGTTCAAACTGTTGTATCCGTGATAATCTTTATAGTGCTTGAAACACAAATCAATAAATTCTTTTGTCTCTTCTTTCCCATACTGTTCGTAGTAATTTTTGATCTGCGTATTCTGGCCTCGAATATTTCCAGCACGGTAGGGGGTATTAAACCGTTCTTGATGCTTATGCTTCAGATATTCGTAAAAAGTGGTTGCGTTCCAATCTTCAATTTTCCGTTCACGCCAATTCTTTGCGTGAGGTAATCTTTGACGTGCCAAAATTAAATAACCTCCTCATATATAATTTCTTCAATGTGGAAACCATCTCCAAAATCAAATTGTTTATCAGCAATAATGTCACATTCTAATGAGCAGACATAATCACAAATCATTTCGTTGAAAATAAACCAATCAGGTGCAATCCCGTCAATAGATGTGGTTTCATCGACTCTTTCAGTTTTTCCGCAAATAGCACATTCAATCGTTAGTCCAGGTTGTTGGTTCATGTGTAATCCCTCCAATTTAATCAATTTATAAACATCATTTAATCTGTTGTATAAAGTCACGGGTTTCAACATCTGGGACCAGAAATTGCCATCCAAACACTTTTCCGCTTTTGGTCATGTAGTAAGCTGTCAAGTTGCACTTATTGATTTTCTCAATTTTGTTCTTCATCTTGCGATCTTCCACATAACAGAAGTAACGGCCATGACCAGCGGACCAAATTTCAAATCTATTTTTCAT